ACCTGAAGCTGACCATGGAAGAATGGGATGCGCTACTCGACCCAGAAGCACTCCGGGTTGATTTGCAAATTGTTGATGTGCTCGTGCTCGCTGGGCTTGCCGAGTGGGACATTGGCGAGCATGCCCGTGATGAGGGCGACTGGCTATTGACCGATTTGGGTCGCGATGCTCGCGATGCGATTGACATGATTTTTGATTGGAGCGAGTTCGCGTATCGGACAGACAGGCCCATCGCAGAGGCTGACACGGTAGAGCTTGCCCCTGAACTTAGGCGCATGACCGTGGGCTCTCTGGTGCGGCACAAGACCACTGGTGGCGTCGGCCTTATTACCCAGCATGGAATGTGGGATGCCGACTGGGGCTCGTTTCGCGTGCAGTTTAACAAGCCGGTCGATAATGTAATTGATGGTCGAGTGGTCAATCAATTGAACCACGTTACCGACCGTGCCGATAAGTTTGAGTTCACATACTAAAAAGGAGAAAATCGTGAAAGCAGTGAAAAATCAAGAAGTTGTACGTGCCTGGAGTCGAGGAGAGGCAGCGAGAAACCATAAGGGCTCGCTCGTCGCCATGGACTCAGGTGAATTGTATTCGTATGGGTTGAAAATCGGGCAGTACCTCAAGGGAAACGCAGTGCTGTGCGACTACACCGCGAAAAGCGGTGGGTTCTACTCGATGACCACCTCGCAGCATGTGGGCCTTGCCCGTCGTCATGCTGATTTGGTGATGCATCCAAAAATTTGGGAAGCCTCGCCAATGAGCAAGGATGAAGTTCCATTTTGAACTAATTAAAAGAAAGTTCATAATTCTTTGAATATTTCGGCGCTGCCAACGTCTAACCTATGGTTAGACGGCAAACGCCGAGGAGGTTAACCGCATGGCTCGTATCTCTTGGAAAACGCGCTTCGATTCTATGCTCGCGAACCCGCTGCTGGTGGGTCGCGACCGTACATTCATGGAATCCCTGCATCGTCACTGGAGTGGTGGTAAGGCGATGACCAAGGGGCGCAAGTTCCACTTTCTCAAAATGGAAGAGAAGCTGGAGCGCATGGCGAAAGCCAAGCCCGCCGATGCTGCGCTTGCTGCGCGGCTTGAGCGCGTTCTGACTCGCACTGGCGAGCGTTCCTGGGCTCGTGGCTTCTGTGAGTCCCTCGTGACTCAGAACCTCTCTGGGCGCCTTCTGAGCGATAAGCAGATGTCTATCCTGGGCAAAATTGAGGAGGAGCACAGTGATGAAACACTCGCCTCGCGTCAGACCTGGGCGACTGATTACGCGGCAAAGCATCGCGTGACTGCTATTAAGGTCGCAAAATATTATCAAACAAGCGTATATTTCGGTGACCTTGTGGAGAAGATTTTGAATGACGGTGAATTCGTCCCGACCATGAAGCAGTTCAACGCGATGACTGAGAACAAGTACGCGAAGAAGGTGCTCGCAGGCTACGAGGCTGCACCCAAGTACGCGAAGGGCTCATATGTCACTCTTCGCTCTACTGCTCCGAGTTCTGCCCGGTGGCCCGGTGGTGTCGGACGTGGAAAGCGTCTCGATAATTCCACGGTGTGCATCGTGTTGAGCACCGACGAAGACATCACCAGCGCATGCGCCGGAAACAAGCGGTATAAGCTACTGCCAGTGGGCGGCGCTCAGACCGTCACCCTTGAGGAACGATACATGAAGAAGGCGCGGGGTGTGAAGTGATGAGCTATCACGGAATGGACTTTATGGTGAACAAGGTGGACGGTGAAAAAGAATTTTCACCCCACCCATGGACCGGCGAATTTATTGGAAAACTAATTGCAGACCATATTAAAAATGGTCGAGCCGACGAAGCTATAGGTTTATGGCGAGGTATCGCCCGTTGGCCGAAAACCCTTGACACTGCTAAAAGATTTATTGAGCCCGATTACGTTCAGTGGCTTGAAATTAAAGTTAAGTGGTAACAATTCCGTTCCTTGATATGGGGGGTTGTAATATGCTTTACAAGGTATTTGTGGATGGCGTGCTAAAAGAGAGCACACGCAGCGCGAACAGAGCGTTCGACTTGTGGCAAAGGCTGGTGGACTTCACCGGTCCAGAAACCAGGGTAAAACTCTGTTATGAGATTATTTCAAAATAAATTAAATTTCTTTGAATAATTTGAATTTTGACACGTCTAATCGGTGTCTAACAAAATTGGAGGCTCTATGTCTTGGAACGGAACTGTAACCTGTAGCTACTGCTACCAGCGCGGCCACAATCGCCGCTCCTGCCCCGAAATTACCGCGAATGTGCAAGCTGAGTACGACGAGGCTCGCCAATGGCTTGCGAACGCAGAGAAAGACCCCGATAGCAACAATGTTGACTACTGGACCGGGCGTGTCGATAGGCACGCGAAGGAGCTTGCGAAGCGCACAGGCGTGGACCCTCGCACGGGTAAGAAGGTCAAGAAGAAGAATACGACTTGTGGCTACTGTTACGAGCAGGGGCACAATCGGCGCTCCTGTCCCAAGCGTAAAGCAGACCGCGCAGCAGCAGTCGAGAAAACCGCAACCATGCGAACGGCGGCTGTCGAGTACCTCAAGGCGAAAGGCTTGGCTGTCGGCTCGTTCATCAGGGGCGAGGTTTACGTTCCAGGCCAAGGCTACACGGTGCATCCTTGTGTCGTTACCGATATCAGGTGGCAGAATTGGTCCTCTGTGACCCCTGGTGCACAGATTTTCGTATACGAGCGACTCGCCCAGTTGGGCAATAATGCTCGTAAGCAGGCTTTCGGCTTCGATGGTGAGTGCCCACAGGTTCAGGAAATTTTGTTGCCATCCGGCAGCGGCTCCCGCGCATGGCGTTACGAACACATCGAAATTCTCGGACCTCTGACCGCTTCACAGGTCGAGGCGCAGATTCCGAGCGACTGGACCAAAGGCCATTCGGACAAGATTAACGAGAGCATCAAGTGATTAAACCCACAGTCGAATCTAATTATTTTTAGGAGATTCAAATTATTTTCAGATTTTCTCAAAATACTTTGAATAAAACCGGCACCTGCCACGTCTAACTAGCGTAGCAAGTTAAGGATACCAAACCCCCTGGAGGCCCATCATGGCAGTCGATTTCGCAACTTTTCTTTCCACCGCTCCTTTCATTCTCGATGCGCGTCTGCCGATTCTCATTCGCGGGCGTCACGGTGTCGGCAAGTCTCAGGTGGTCTACATGATTGCAGACCAGTCCTTGAAGTTGCCCGTCATCGAGCGCCGTGCGTCTCAGATGACCGAGGGCGACCTTCTCGGCCTGCCCGACAATCGCGATGTCGAGGTCAATGGTCGCAAGGCGACCACCTGGAACGCCCCTGACTGGCTGGTGCAGGCTTGCACCGAGCCCGTTTGCCTGTTCTTGGACGAGGTGGACCGTGCGACTCCAGAGGTTCGCCAGGGTCTTTTCGAGTTGACCGATTCCCGTAAAATCAACGGGTGGCACTTGCACCCTGAGACTCGCATCATCGCAGCCGTCAACGGTGGCGAGCATGGCTCGCAGTATCAGGTGGGCGAGATGGACCCGGCAGAGCTTGACCGGTGGACCGTGTTCGACGTGGAGCCCACTGTCGAGGACTGGCTCAAGTGGGCCAAGTCCAACGTCAGTACGGTGGTTTGGGACTTCGTGAACCAGAATCACAATCACCTTGAGCACGCGGGCGACTTTGAGCCTAACAAGGTGTACCCGTCTCGTCGGTCCTGGCACCGCTTCGACGGCACGTGCGCTGGTGGCTCCCTGCTCGATGACAAGTCGAACCTTGACACGGTTTTCAACCTTGCCTGTGCCTTCGTCGGCTTTGAGGCCGCCGTCGCGCTCCGTGACTTCGTTGAGAAGTACGAGAAGCAAGTGACCGTCCAAGACATCCTCGATGATGGCAAGGTCGAGCTTACCGCAGAGTGGGGTATCAATGACCACGCCGCTATGATTGAGAAGATGGAGGCAAGCGAGGCCCTCAAGCCTGCTCTGTCCGATGACCAGATTCAGAATCTGACCAATTACTTCGTCACTCTGCCTTCCGAGGTGGCTATGAAGCTGTGGACCGTCCTTGGCGAGTCCGATGATGTCCAGAACACCATCAAGCTCCATCAGGCGACCTCTACGGACGGTGTGAGCGTCAGCGAGCACCTTGTCGAGCTACTGGGTGGCGGCGCGTCCTAAGCCCTTGAAAGCCCTCTCAGAGCGTCTGAGAGGGCACACTTTTATTTGGAGAAAATGAGATAAAATGAAAAAAACTTTGAATATTGACGGTCCTGGCACGTCTAAGGGGTGTCCAACAAGTGATGGGAGTCCTATGTCCTTCGACCTCAATAAACACGCCGCCCGCCTGCTCATGCAGGAGCCGTTTTTCGCAGCCCTCTCTCGGACCATCGAGAAGCGGGCCACAACTGCGATTCCGACTGCCGGTGTGCGCGTGAATCCCCAATCGGCTCAGTTTGAGCTTGTTTACAATCCTGAGTTCATGGGGAGCCTGCCCGATAATCAAAAGCTGGGCGTACTCAAGCACGAGTTCTACCACTGCATTTTCGGCCATGTGACCAACCGGACACCAGAAGGTGGGCTCAAGAAGCTCGACAACGTGGCTATGGACCTCGCCATCAATTCGCACTTGCGCGGCGAGTTGCCCGAAATGTGCTGTATGCCCGGTGAGGGTCCATTCGCAGACCTGCCACGTGGCAAGTCTTACGAGTGGTACAAGGCTGCGCTTGAGGACAAGTACAGCGACGAGAGCGAGGACGGTGACGGCGATTCTGGTGACGGCGAGGGCGAGGGCGACGGTGGTGGTTCTGGCGACTCTGGTGACGGTGATAGCTCCGGTGGTGGCGGTCTGCCCGATAGCTTCGATGACCATGGCTCATTCGGTGAGGGTGACGCGACGACTCAGCAAATCGCCAAGGAGCGGCTCAAGGCGAACGTCAAGAAAGCAGCAGAGGAAGCGCAGAAAGCGCGAAGCTGGGGCACGGTATCCGCAGAGTGCCGCAAGGAAATCATGGACGCCATCACCAGCAAGGTGGATTGGAAGAAAGTCCTCCGCTATTTCATCAAGACCAGCACTCGCGCTAACAAGCGTTCGACGGTTCGTCGGCTCAACCGGCGTTTCCCTCGCATCCACGCAGGAAAGAAGGTCCAGCGTCAGGCGCGTATCGGCGTCTACATCGACCAGTCTGGTTCGGTGGACGATGGCATGCTGGCGAAGTTCTACGCAGAGCTAAACAAGCTGGCGAACCTCGCAGAGTTCACGGTGGTGCCCTTCGATACGCAGGTCGCAGAGGATAAAATTTATGTCTGGAAGCGTGGACAGAGCCGCACCTTTGAGCGCGTCTTGACCGGTGGCACCTGCTTTCGCTCTCCGACTGACCACTGCAACCGCGAGGGTTTCGATGGGATGATTGTCTTGACCGACCTGATGGCTCCCAAGCCTCAAGCCTGCAAGTCGCAGCGTATGTGGATGACGACCGAATATTACGCGAAGCACCCATATTTCAAGACGAATGAGCTTATCGTCGCCATTCCAGATTAGGGTGATAAAATGCGTAAGCAGATAGAAGACAAAATGTTTTTGGTGGCAGAGATAACGGTTATCTCTGCTGCCTTGTATTTGGTGGTTGCTCGTGAAGCAGTCAGATACCAAAAGAGGAGGATTCGTGCTGCCATCAATCGGAGATTTGGTAATAGATTCGGGTCCACTTGAATTCGGATTCGGTATTGTGCTCGATGTCGATGACACAATGATGAATGAGGAATTTGTACAAGTTGCATGGTTGAAATCAGCATTGGGTATGGCAGATGGCTGCATGTGGAGCCCTGCCGACCAATTGAAAATAGTTTCTAAAGGTCGCTGCGATGAAAGTTGGTGACGTGGTAAAATATAAAAGGACAGCCAAGCCAACGCCGTCTGATTGGCGTGGAGTGCTGTACGACCGTATTGGTATTGTAACCGAGGTTTGCAGCGATTCCCGTGTGATGGTGACATATCCGGGGCTAAGATACAGCCCTTATGATTTGTTGGTTCGGGACTTAGAACTTATTTCAGAGGCATAATTAAATGGCATTAAAAATGTTTAAGAACAAAAAGGTTAGCCCTAAACTTGGTGATTTGGTGCGCCCACGCATGATTGCCGATATGACAGGTATCGTGGTGGAAATCAGGGACAATGAGGAGGACGTAGAGAGTGAATATTATAAAAACGAGCCTCGAAAAATTTTTGTTGTCAGGTGGATGCATGGGCATGCATGGGCCAAACAATCTATCAAAACAGAGTACCAAGCGCACCAGTTAGAAGTGATATCCAAGGCATGAAACAGTTAAATGTTGGCGACTTGGTGATAATCGAACACGCAGTCACAGGAACAAAACAAGGAATTGTTTTGTGTCATAATTGGCAGGAACGCAAGGTCGAAGTCTATTTAATCGGTGAGGGGAGGACGCGAACGCTGCACGACAGTCGTGTGAACGTAGTGTCGAAATGCACCAATGACCGAGGACCGAGAGCCACAATACAAATTTAATATTGGCCAACTTGTTATCAGGCATGGTTATCAACCATACTTGCGTGACTTGGGTATCATTGTCAGCAGAAACAGATATATTTTCAACCTTCCAGAATACGAAATTTATTGGACGATTGAAGCAGCGAGCGAATGGCTAACGCAGTACGAACTTGATGGTTCGCTATATGTCCCTTACACCCTCGCTTATACGGTAGTCGAGGAAGGACAAGAATATAAAATAGATTTATCTTGGGACGATGGAGGCAATATGGATTGAGTCTCTCGCCCAAATATAAAGTTGGTCAATTGGTATTGATGAAAGGTCTACACTCAGACCGCAGCGAAGAGATACAAGTTATCGGCATCATTACCCGCGTTCAACCTATAGAATACGATGATGAAAATGTCGCGTATACATACCGTGTTTACTTCCAAGGCGAAGACCGAGACTATTTATACTTTGAGAACGTCTTAGATGATTTGGTCGAGGTCGTACCAGAATGAAGTATTCGATAGGTCAATTAGTTTTTTGGACAAGCCATACATCAGGCCGCAGCCCCATCGGAATTATTCTCAAGAGAGATAAGATAAAAAAGACATATACAATCATGTGGACGACAAGAGAACAGAACGGAATATTAACGGTGGGTGATATCATGTTAGAAAATAGCTATCACTTCTATGTATTGAGTAATGACACAGAGAGAACCTAAATACCAAGAGGGTCAATTGATATTCGATGCAGACCCATGGGTTGTTGCACCGGAGGTTGCAGGAGACGCCCTAAGCAAAGACCCGGTAGGAGTTATCGTATCAATTGGTTTCGATGTATCCTCAGAAGAACCTTTGTACGAGGTCTTTTGGAGAGCGCAGAATAAAAGAACTTATGTATTAGAAAGAATAATAGACCACTATTGTATAGTGGTGGATGCAGAAGGCAATACTATCAACGGTGGTCCGTGGTCCCGTAGCAAAGTAAAGTAATTGTTTGTTAGTTATGTTGTTATCATAATAAAGAAAGATACGGTTGGTGGTATTGCGTGGGTGACTTAGTACATAGGAGCGACAGAAAGCAAGTCACATTATGTCCGTAACAATGTTACATGTATCATGCGACAATGTGACAGCCTGCGATAGTGCAGGTTACACCTACATGTATCACGTGTGTATACAGCATGCGACAAGCCTGTAACACTGTAGCATACCATTGTTGACAGCGAGGGTAACAGAACAGGTCCGAGGTTATATTAAAAAATACCTTAAAGAAAGTAAAGGTTAAACCTGTGTTATTGCAGAGGGAGTACTCCTACCCCCCTCCTACCCCCGGAGGATATGTCCCTTATAACGCCGACTATCGGCGAGTGCGCTAAGGACGCGTTCACACTGCGGGCAAAATTTTTGAGATATTAATAATTACTTAAGGAATATGGATAAATCAAACGTACAGTTCAAAGTTGGAGACTTGGTGATGTACAACCCAAGCACAACGTTAATCAAGTCATGGGCAGAAGGCTCACCTAGGAAATCATTAGCAGTTGTTCTAGAGGTAGATGAAGCTAGTGACTACGCGCTCATGTACTACTTTGCAAACAATCAATCCATATGGACATTGATAAGTGAAAGATCAATGGAAAAATACGGTTGCCCGTACCGAATATTGAACAGTCCAAAAAACACCGGTAAAAAAATTTAGAGGTTGCAAAGGGCATTGGACATATGTTATAATCAAAAGGTACTGAGGGCGTATATGGGGCGGTTTAAAGCATAATGATTAGTATGAAGATGGGCGCGGCTTGTGCGCTATTCGTAATTGGGCAAACGCTGGTATGGTTCCAGCTAAATTCACAGTTCGTGTGGGACTGGTGGAAAGGTAGGCCGTTTTTAGCTACGGCATTATATTCCATACCAGCCGGCCTGTGCTTCTGGTTGGGTGTAAAGCTAGCTTATGAGGAAATGAACGAGGTGTGGGGTCCGCGCTTCCTGATCTTCTGCATGTCGTACATAACGTTTCCAGTACTCACATGGTGGCTATTGAACGAAAGCATGTTCACGACCCGAACAATGCTGTGCGTGATTTTATCGTTTTGCATTATATTTGTTCAGCTATTTGGTAGATAAGCCCATGTACCCTCATACATACATATATGAGGGATGGCTTGGAGGCTGGCGACATCGTTGAGATGTTGGCTATTGAAGACCGTGGGATTCTCGTTGAAAAAACGTGGACCCAAGCCACGTATGCAGGAGACATGGATTACCAGTTCGGGTACTATCTCGGCAAATCTCGCCGAGAAGAGGATCAAATTGCAATTTGGAAGATCTTTTGGTTCAAGCGAACCGGCTCGGGTGGATATAATGTTGGATATTATTCTGATAAAGCCTTGCGCGAAAGCATAAAGTGTGGTAAGATTAGATTACATAAGAAACCGCTATAGGAGTCGTATGAACAAGCCAAGAACATGTGGGTATTGTTTTGAATCCGGCCATAATCGCCGAACATGCCCGCTACTAAACAAAAAAACCAAAAAAAAATATGAGGCCAATTTGGAAACTGCAATCGTAATGAGTGAACACACTAACTGGAAATGGCAATGGTGCAAGATTAAGCCTGCATCGATGCAAGTGATGGAAAAACTTAGTCCCGAGTTTGCTTGCTTCGAAGAAGCAAAAGCGTGGCTAGCGTAAAAATGCTTGCGCTTTTTGGCATAAAAAATTTTCCGACACTATTTAACTTTGAATTTTCCCTCCCTTTATTTTGTTTTTTCATGAAAATTCAATCTCAAAACCCTCGGTGAATGCTGGGGGTTTTTTTATTGCCTATATATTATGTGGGCGAAAGGTACAAAATTGGAAGTTTAGTGAAGGTTGTGCCATTTTGGAATGCCACCGGCTCCGAAAAAATTGTAAGCGATGTAGGAATTATCGTATCTAATACTGAAACTTTGTGCGATCATCCCTTTTTCGATATATTCGAATACGAAATGGAGTGCGATGAGTGTTGTTACAAGGTGTCGGTACGTGGAAAAATCTTCCTTTTTACTGATCTGGAATTGGAACTAATAAATGCGCCTGAAAAGTAACATAAAAATTTTACGAAAAAAAATTCGCGATTTGTTCCGAAATCAGTTATATTTATAATATACAACAAGGATTATATCATGGATAAAATCGAGGTCTTTTCCACAACGGCTTTGACTGACTTAAAAGTCGTACTTCAAACTAGACCAAAATTAACTATTGAGCAAAAAGATCAACTATATCACGCAATATTGGATTTGGTCGAAGAATTTGAACAATGCATGCTAGAGGATACAATCAATACACTCATCGAGCAGAGCACACAACACATTGTAACAGAGTCACTAGACTTGCAAGAAGAAGAAAATATCGAAGAGAAGGAAACTTATTTGGCCGATACTAGGTGCGAATTTCTCAAAATTGCAAGACCGGTCGATGAAAAGTATGATGACTGATTATACTGTTTATGAAATTGGCGATCTGGTTCAATGGATCGATCCACTTTATCGTGTATACGATGAACCTCACCCAAGCGCCATGAAGGTTTATGGGATCGTTGTTGGATTTGATAAAGAGAATCCAAAAGTCTTTTGGTTTGATCGTCTAGATATGAATTCATATTTTATGTCTGCTAATGAAATCTCACTAGTCTCTCGTGCATCTGATAAAAAACACGTTCTTAAGGAGGAACAAATGGTTGTCAACTCAATCAGAAATCCATATCTTTATTATAAGATAAACAATATTAACTCAAACATAGAAAAAGATGAAAAAACACGCGACAAACGATGGCTATGCGTACATTGCAAGGCCGGCGTTGTGTATAAGCTGCCGGCGCGATGTCCGGAGTGTGAAAAAATGTTAGGAGAAGAAATCAAGCGGAATAAGTAAAAATCAAAGTTTTTTCTCTATATAATTTAGAGAGCGAGGCTTTCGTGAATGGACGAGAAGAAAGATTACAGCATGTATACTTTGTCTGAGATCGAAAAGGTGATGAAAGAATCTCCGGAATCTCTTGTCGGAGAAACTCCGACTCACTATATATCAGGATCCGGCACAGCGTGGTATTTAGATCCAACCGCCAGAAGCATGAAATTGGTGATGCGCGGCGCGAACATCGTGACTAGTCCAAACTATGTTGATTCAAAAAATAGAGTATTGGCTTATTTTATAGATGGAAAAGTCTTACTTGTTCCAAGAGAAGAAATTATTGAATTAGGATATATGTAATGCTTTACAAATTTGATCGATATTGGAAAATGTTCTTTATTATGCTGGGTGCCTGGATTGTTAACGCAGTTTGTGGGTTTGAGTTTACTGTAGTTTCCCTGCTTACCATTATGGTTATGAACAGTCTTTTTTCAAGGTAGTTAACTAATTAAGAGTGTTGACAGGAGATCTTAAATGACGATTTCAAAAACACGACTTAAGCGAATCATTAAAGAAGAGTTAAAAAAGTCTTTATATGAAGCACAGATGCCCGACACGGTGTCTGTTGATCCGCAAGATTGTCCGGAAGGCCAAGGCTTTGGATCGCTAACTGGCAAGCCTTGTGCAGATTGGCTAGCCGGTAACAGCCCCCAAGCTAAAAAATATATTGAAAAACATGGAGATCCTGGCTGCACTCCTGGCGCTGGTTTTAGCCCGGTCACCGGTGAGAGATGCAAGCCCGGACAACCGGCCGCGGCGGCCGGGAAAGAAGCCGCCGGGAAAGAAGATGTTCAATCTGCAAAAGCAAAGAAAATGCAATTAAAATTGCAAAAGATGTTACAAAAACCAAACATAAAAAACAATCCAGAGGCAGTAAAAACGATTAAATCCCAAATGAGTAAGTTACAGTCGTATCTGTTAGATATAAAATGACGATTTCAAAAACACGACTTAAGCGAATCATTAAAGAAGAATTGTTGTCCGAAGCAATTGGCCCAGTAGATGGATCTGGTCTTAAAAGTGCCGGCGATGATCTCAAAGCTTCGATCGGACAAATTGCTAGCACACTCGATGGTGCTGGCGAAGATGTGCGCACCGGCAGTATAACTGCTGCGGGGCAAGTCGCTTCTATAATGAAAATAATGCAAGAACTTGAAAAAATGGTTCGAAAATATGAACAACAGACCAATTACAGGCTTGATCAAGCAGAAAAATGGATCAACGGCCTTAAGAAAGATTGGATTTCAATTCGTCAAAATATCGCACAGATGGCGCCAAAAGATCATGATCATGGAGACGCTGCAGAGGAGCCCAAGGCTGCGCCGACAACCAGTGAAGAAGATCCTACAGCCGGTATGCCTGATATTGGCAGTTAAGCTGACAACTAACTAATTAAATAAGAGTCTGATATCGAAAAGGAAAACAACTATGAAATTTACAAAATCTGAACTTATCAACATCATCAAAGAAGAGCTAGCCCACTTAAAAGAGATTGAAACAAAGGCATCTGATGCGAAAATGGCACAGAGAATTATTGATACCATGATTAAGCAGAAGAAGGGTGTGTTTGAGGCACTAGCAAAAAATCCAGTTGCAGCTAGACAAGTTGTTGGATATCTTGCTAGCATACTCAACGTTGACATGTCGGATACTAAAGCCCAACGTGCTGTCGGAGTACAGGCAAGAAGAATGGGCGCCGGAAAGGATGAGCAGCCCGAACCCGAAGTGGGCCCGTAGGAATCTGGATCTAGAATAAATAGAACAGCAAAAAGCAGTAAACTTGTGGTATAATCGATTCAGCTGATCATTTAAGGAGCTGAACATGCTGATACCACAATTTTTTCGAGATCAAACAAAAAGTATTCGAGGCGCCAACTTCGAAGAGAAGATTCAAACAGTTGCAAACAGGTGCAAGAAAGTTTACAAAGATTGTATATCCGCGTTTGAAGAAGGCAGAGACTTGACGCTGTATAGGCAAGACTTCGGAGACGAACATAGAATTTGTTATGATTTAATTTCATCGATTCAAACCCCAGAAGACGTTGAAGTTATAATCGATATTCTAGCAACTGTCCTCAATGAATCAGAAAGTGTCGGCCAAAAAGAAGCGCTGCGCTATATAATAACAGAGCTTCAAGTGGCGGTAGAAACAAGTGGACGACAAAAAAGTGCAAAAAGCTAGAACAGCAGAGATTAATAAATATGTTCGCGAGATCAATGATGCATACTATAGAGATGGTTACTCACACCATGGAATGCCAATGCCTTTAAATCAAACTTATTTATTCGATTATAGCATTGTTTGTCATTTTGATCCTGTAACATGTAAGACTGTAGAAATCGCATGCTTTGATCACAATGATGCACTAAGTAGAATGAAAAATCTCTTATTGAAAGGAGTTTGCGCCTGGATTAAGCAAGAGTAACACATGAAACAGAGAGAGCCGTTTGGAAGTTTAGCTGCAAAACACTTAAAAGTAGGCGATCTAGTATTGTGGAAAAACTATCGTAATGAAAAGTTAGGCGTTATCGTCAGTTTTGACATTAAGGTTCTTGGAGGGCGACCGGTTTCGGTCGCTCGAATTGTTTCTGCAGACGGCAGCTTTGGTCAAGCGGAAGTTTTTACAATTAATTTAAAAGTTATTTCCGAAGCCTCGATAGCGGAATAATTATATATACCATGACTGATGAACAACTTATAGAAGTATTGAACGATGCTTATTACGATTACACCGAAGATACGACGGGGGAGTGGCTGGAACACTCTCTAACACGAGAGAACAATACTGAAATAGAGTTTGATAGATTGATGCGAGATCGCTCAGTCAGTGACGAGCGAGTCGCGCAGCTCAAATCTAATTATGGTCTAGACACAAGCCTTTCGGTCCCCGCGGCCCTAGAGCACTTTATCAATGCTCTTGGTGGCGAAAGGTGGTCCGCAGAAGAGGCTGCAGTCATCCGCGGAAAAAGTACAGTAACGGAATAATTATATATACTATGAACTACTTTGACGAAACAATATGGCGTGATTTTAAACACTTGATTAATGAGCACAAAAAGCCGCTTATGGAGGACGATCCTTCATACAGGCAATCAACATATGCTATCGACCTTAAGATAAGAATTGAGAAGCGTAAGGGTGGAAACAAAGAGCAAACCCTGGATGAAATAAGGGGCATACCTTTTCTCACTGTTGTAAGTATTGTGCCAGATACATCATCAAGTGATGAGGCGGCATATTTAACAACCTTAAAATGTAAATTTGCCCTAACACAAAACAAAGATCCAATGGCATATAAGCAGAATGTTTTAATTCCATCGCTGATCAATATAAAAGGACTGAGCATTAAATACATCAATAATCCGTCACTACTCGCGAGGCCTCGACAAGCATGAAGTACGAAGTTCACAACAGATCAAATAAAGACATGTCAGACGTTGAGGGTATGATGCAGTCTTTTATGCCCTTCGCTCAGAAGCGGATTGGATTCAATAGACCACCGACTATCTTTTTTGATTCTGACGATATTAATGCGAAAAATGCTTTAGGAAAAACTGGGTTTTACGATCCTGCAGACATGTCAATAACTGTTTTTGTCGACGGCCGTCATCCAAAAGATGTTTTAAGATCCCTCTCGCACGAACTGGTTCACCATGGACAGAACTGTCGCGGGGATCTTGCTGCCGGCGGTGCGGGCGAGCAAGGATATGCTCAAAAGGACCCGCACTTGAGAGAAATGGAGAGGGAAGCTTACGAGGTTGGAAACCTCTGTTTTAGAGATTGGGAAGACAATTACAAACAACAAACTAATTATGTACAGATCGATGTTTCATTAAATGAAAACAGACAATTAAGGAGTAAAAAAATGGGAATCAACGATAAGAAATACAACACTCTCCACAAGGGATTGATGGAGCGTTGGGGTTATAAACTAACCGAAGAGGAAGAGGAACTTGAGGAGACTGCCACCGGACGCCGTAAAGATGGAGAGCGACGGCCGGAAGATCTTCGTAAGCGACCAATGGAAGAGTCTGATGATGTATTCGCACCTAACCATTATTGCGTTCATCATGGAGGCGTCCAACACAACGGCAAGATTGAAATGGCTGAAGCTATTAATCACAATTACAATCTTGAGTTGTCTCGCGTAACTCACTACGACATGAAATTGGCAGATGGAACTATTTTAGAAAATGTTGCCGCTGAAGATATTCAGGTTACAGAGGCATCGCTAGCAGAAGAGCACAGCCATCCTGCAAATCGCGACGATGACGACGATGACGACGACAAGAAAAATCTTAAAGAATCTGCGATAAGAAAAATCGTCCGAGAAACAATCAGAAGGAGACTTAAGAAAAATGGGTAAATCATTTAAAAGACGCTGGAACAAACAACGGCTCGCCCGTCTTAGGGCACTCCGCAAGCCAACTGACGAGATTATGATTGCCGGCGCAGCCGCCTCGGAAACCGTCAAAGAGATCATCGAAGTGCTTTCAGAACCTGAAAAGGTTGACACAACTGTAGCCGAAGATGCGCCTGTGCCGGTCGCGACGGTTGCTAAAAAACCACGCAAAAGACGAACAAAGAAGACTACCACAACTACTACATCAACGGCGGAATGATGCATGGTTTATTTTAAAATAAAAAGACCATTTAATACGTCAAGATCTGGAAGTGTCAGGCGAACCAACTCTGGAAGTCGCACCAGATCTAATGGTTCGACCCGGGCGCCCACGAGGCGAACCACTGCCCGTCGAAGAACCAGCACTAGCCGCAACTCTCGTACCGGACAAGCCAGAACTAGAGCGATGGGCAGAACGAGAAGAGGAAGGTACTAATGTCTATTAATTTTAATAACCTAACAAGAAGATTCTTACTTGGTGAAGAGAGATCTAAATCAAGTATATTTACATATATTCAAGGGCTACAAGAAACTCTAACAAATTTTACTCCAAGATCAAAAACTGAATCCCGTAGAGTTTCTATAGCCCGCGAACAATTGCGTGAGATTAAACGCTATGCTCGCAAACTTCAAAACGAAGTCGAGCTATTACAAGAAAAATTAAACGTTTTAGAAGAGCAAGTCGGACCTAAAGAATAATGAAAAAACTACTGTTAGAAGGAGGTGTCGGAGGACACCTCAATCACCTTTATGATAATAGGCAGATGACTGCCAATAAGATGATTAGCATATTGAAAAAGGCTTCTAATGGTGAGTTGATTGGAACCGAAAAGGCTGACGGCTATAATATATTTTTAGGCTATCAAGGCGGTGTTGCTAGAGCAGCAAGGAATAAAACCGATATGCGCCGCGGCGGAATGACAATGGAAGAATTGGCCGTTCGCGAGTTTAAAGGGGGTGAAAAAGTCCGACAAGCATATATTCAATCATTTAATGCTTACCAAGCCGCTCTTGATAGTCTAACTGATAAAGAAAAAATAAAGATATTTGGCCCTAACGGTGAAATATTCTACAATACAGAGATAATGGGCCCTGCAGCTGCGCAGGTTATAAACTATGATATCGATGTCTTGTCAATACATAGCGGCGGTCATAAAACATATAATAGAGACACAGACACTGTTGAAATTATTGATGCAGCTGAAGCTTCCAAATATCTAGACAGAGCTGTCGACCGCTTTGAACAAGCAACAGCAGGACAAAGATTCTCAGTTCAACGTACTGCGTTTGTAAAGTTGAATGCACTTGATGGCGATGCTGACTTGAACGTTGCAATTGCCAGACTACAAAAGGCCGGCTATAGCGGCGCGATGACTATTGAAGAATATTTAGAAATGAAGCTGACACCGGCAGTTGAAGCGGCGCTTCCTTATTTCGATCGAAGAATTAAACAGGAAATTATTGATAGAATATTAAATAAAGAGAACAAGAAGGGACTTGCACAAATTACAAAAGGGTTTCCCAAAGAGCAGAAAGCCGCTGTCAGCGATCTAGTATTAAATCAATCTAAAAACTTAATCAAGGATGCCATATGGCCTATCGAAGAAGCTGTACACGACTTCGCTGTTGAAATGCTGCGTGGAATGGAGAGTGCCTATATTCTTGACAATGCAAAAGAGTTGGAAAGATTAAGGCAAGAAGTTACAACAGCGATTAGAGAAATCCAAGCCTACCGCGGCCCGGGCGAAGAAGAGGCAAAAGACATTCTTTTGCAACAACTGAAGAAACTAAAACAACTGGATGATGTTAGTTCAACCATGGAAGGGTTTGTGTTTGAAGAAGATGGCATGCTATATAAATTTACTGGCAATTACGCTCCTATCAATCAAATCCTAGGATTGTTCAAGTATGGTCGAGGATCTACGCCGGCGCTTAAAAGGCAAGAACTCACGGAACAAGACGAGGCAGAGGAAGAGACACCAGAACAGTTTACGTCTCCAAACTCTCCAGAAGAAGTGACAGCCAACGATGCACAAATACTGGACAATATCGCAATCTTCCCGGGAGGTTTTAAGCCGCCCCATAAAGGACATTTTGAGGCAGCTGCCTATCTTTCAAACCAAAGAGGCGTGGATCAAGTATATGTTATTATATCTCCGAAGGCTCGCGCAGAGCACGAATATGATTTAAGAATCGAAGTTACCGCAGAGCAGTCAAAAGAGCTTTGGGATTTGTACGCAGCTGCAAATCGAGACAAGATCGGAGCGCCAATCATTACAATTATTGGAAAGACCGTAACACCTGTTACAGACGCATATGAATTTATGAAAAAGATGAATCCCGGTCAAACAGTCACATTTGCAAAAGGATCCAAAGACAAAAAGGATAAGAGATTTAATGGCGCCCAAGCTTGGTCGGACAAAAAAGGATATGGTTTAACAGTGAAATTGATAGACACTCCAGTATTTGGCCAAGGTATTTCTGGTACAATGATGAGAAAACACATTGCTAAAGAGGATTGGCGATCTTTTATCGACAACACCCCTCTTGAGAAAGATCAAGATAAACTTCGCGCATGGCAAATCGTTACAGGCAAGATACAGCCGTCACCACAAGCTGGTCCTGTGTTGGAGGAAACTATTTATAAAATGGTGCGTGAGGCTTTAACCGAGAAAGAGGGGAGAGGAGTTGGTGATAGAATAAGGGGAGTTATGCAGAGTGACCCCGTTAAAAGTGTCATGGGCAAGGTTGATAAAGCGGCATGGGCTGGATCAAAAACGACCTCTAGGGGAAAACTAGGAAAGATGTCTATAGCACCGAAAGAGATTAACACTATTGGAGATCTTCGCAAATTAATGAAAGTGATGAAGGCCTCCAAGGCCGGCAAAGCTGGTGCTAAGCGCGCTATCTCTGCGCTTGGTGGTGGCGCGTTGTTTCAGGCGATTGACGGTGTGCGCAAGATTTCCGATTTATATCAAAAAATGTACAACGCTCAAGATAATTTCTTGACAGGAACAGGAATGGATGCACTAAATGTTGACGACAACGTTGCTAAAATAATTGATGATAGAGTTGAAGACGCTTTTCTTAAGTATTTGATGGTTAAAATGAAAAATGCCTCGGATGATGAACCTTTGCCAAATGCAACCAAAATGATACAGGGTTATCTAAAAAATACGTTTGGTGGCTGGTCTGTTGCCCCTGGCCAGAGCGCATCATTCACGATGGCACGTGAAGGTAAAAATAGATCATTAAACGAAGTGGAAAGCGAAAAGCAAAGACGATGGGCATGCGCGCAAATGGGAGACGATTTCAAAGGAGAACGCAAGTTAACTAAAAAACAGGCCAAGGAAATGTGCAAATCAGAGGTTGAAGAATCCGAAGAGATAGAGGAAATGTCAGCCATGGGCGCCGGCGCAGTAGCTGGCCCGGGCACAGCACAAAAAAAGAAGAAGAGTTTAATCCGAGAAGAAGATCCAACCATTGACGAAGTACTGAACTATTTACTTAATGATCTGGGAGTTATAACAAATGCAAATTGATAGAATTGAATTTTTAAAAGAGCTGGAAGAAGAAAAGATATTGAGAGAAAGCATTCGCAATGTTATTTCTATAGTTAAGCAGCGTAAAAAGAAAGAAATTCAGGAAAAACAAGAAGCTGAAAACCATATTCGTACAATTGTCAGACGACTAATTGCCGAAGCAAAAACAGCAGACACTGATCCCTCTCCCGGGAGAACAACGGGCATCAACGTATTAGAAGATCTTCTTAAAAAAATAATTCCTGTTTTACAAGATGATTACAAAATATTAACTACTGATGAGCAACAAAGATCTTCATTTCGTGCACACATTCTTAATGGCGTTCTTAAGGCACTTAAGCCAATCGCGGTTTCGAACGAAGCCGGCGCCGAAGGCGCAGAAGCCCCTCAAGAAGATGAATTTATCAATATAGCCGAAGCTATAGCTGAAGCTCTTGATGTAGATATAGGTGATGAAGAGAAGTTTATCGATATTGATCCGGACGAAGATCCGGAAACAGAAGAGCTAAGTCCCCAAGAAGAGTTTGGTGCTGGAGTCGAAGGTCATGATTTGACTGGTAGAAATATGGCTTTTACTAGTTTTAAGAAAATACAATCAAATATTATTGATGCATTTGAGTTACTGGAAAACGAAGAAGACGAAAACATTTTCCTTGATTACTTGATTACCAATCTTAAACTATATTTTGATAAATTTGAAGCAGAAATTGCACCTAATTTAGAAGAACCTACAACCCCAGAATATGAAGATGCTGCAGCTGAAACTCCCGATATGGCTCCAGAAGATGATTTAGGGGGACCAGAAGATGATCTAGAAGGTGGGGCAGAATTAGGATTATAATCTTCTTCTTATATAACCTTCTTTTAATATATAATAAAACACCCCATAAACAATTAATTTAAATCTAATCACCGATTAAAACACCGTCAAGGTAAAAAATGAACTGGCAACCAAAAAAAAGAAGAATTGGTAAAAATCGGTATTATTCAGTAGTTAGAAAACTGCGACGAGAGGGCAAGTCCACCGTCGAATTCGAAGTAATGCTTAATAGCCTGAGCATGGAGGATATAATAGCGCTTAAGCTAGAGTTGGCCTCCAAGGTTGCTGGATCGAAATTATATGGATTTAAGCTGTGGCATTCTATACCAGACATTGTTAGAGATGCAATGTTGAAGTATGCGATGTCTGCAACAAGAACAAAGAATGAAGCCCAGAGATTCCTGGGTATCGACGCGCAAAGTTACAAGAAGATGTTAAAAAAGTATCAAACCGAGAGCTTTTTTGAAGAAAATGAGTTGACACTAGAACAATAAAATGGTAATATTAATTAATCTTGAGGAACTAAGCAAGGGGTTCATTGTCTCTAACGAATCCTCGCCAGCGCGTGGCAAATTATTAAAGGGAGGCTAGCATTGGTGGGGAGCTAAGAGAACCACCCCTCAAGATTATAATTATGGAGCGAAAAGGAAAAATGTAATGTGGAAATTGTGGAGAGAAAACAATGGATATATCCAAGGCGAACTACTTAGTAAGCACTCTTCAGAAAAAGCAGCTTTAAAAAAGGCAAAAGCTGTGGTAGAATATAAACATAAAGTAAAAGAAGAAGACACCGAAGAGATTGTCATTTGGCTAGAAGATGAAGACAGAAGCACAATTGGCATTATAACACACAAAAAGGGGACGAAAAGGACTCGACAGGGTAAGAAAGAGAAATAGTGCAAGTAGGTTAGACACGACCTTAACAGTTCAAAAACATAGTTGCAAATAACAACAATCACTTTGATTCTGTTCGCCTAGCGGCTTAATCAGGAGGCTGATCAGAGCCTTCTATCCAATCTGATCAAAATAACAGACAAGTTTTAAAAATCAAACCATTTATCGCAACAGGATGGTAAGCGATATCTTAACACCATCTATTTTGTCAGCGGCTGATAGAAACTGACTAAACTTGTAAATGACTACAATTGGACTTATTGTGGACGCGGGTTCGACTCCCGCCGTCTCCACCATCTCATTAAAAATATAGGAGGAAAAATGAGAACTTTAGCAATTGCCACAATTCTTGTGGCATGTAATACAACAGAAACCACCGAGACCGAAGCTACTAGTACGGAAGCGGTGCAAACAGAAGCCACCGAAACGACATTTACACCACCCGTTGATGTTGTTGACGAGGAAGTTCGACGCCTTGAGCGCGAAAACGCAAATACTAATAGTGATTTTGACACTATTGAAACACCTGCCAAAACAACAGATTTTGAGCAGGAAGGAAATTAAATTATGAAAGTAACAAACGGAACCATGGTTAAGGTGCACTATAAGGGCACCCTTTCTGATGGTCGAGAATTTGATAATTCTCACACTCGCGGCCAAACGCTCGACTTTAAAGTTGGCGCTGGTCAAATGATTAAGGGCTTCAACGATGCTGTTATTGGTATGAAAGCTGGACAAACCAAATCGTTCACGATTCCTGCCGCAGATGCCTATGGAGAATACAATCCTGAAGCTTTTACAACGGCGCCCAAGGAGGCGTTCCCGCCTAACTTCAATTTTCAAGTTGGAGCAGAGGTACAGGGTACGACACCTACGGGACAGCCCTTTCTTGCGAAGATTACGGCTCTTGAAGATGACAATGTTACGTTGGATGTTAATCATCCACTAGCTGGTCAGGATCTCACTTTCGAAGTTGAGTTGGTTGAGATCGAACAAACCAACGATGACTAAATCGTAATAACAATAGGTGTAAACTGGCGGGCAACTACTAGTTAGTGATATGGAACGACTTTTTGAAAATTGGCGCTCGCACGTTAGCGAACAAAAACAAAAAGAAGAAGAAGTCGTTCTATATCACGTCTCCTCTGTACCAAACATCGAAGTGTTGGATCCGGATATCGCAATTAAATCCGCTCGACACTACACAAAGCAGGAATACCGTACATGGGACCGCCCCCGGGTATTCTTTTTTACCAATTGGGGTCAAGAGGACGTTGGAGTGGGAAAAATTGGCGGAATCAATGGACATGTATACAAGGTCAGCATCAAAGAGAACGAGCTGTATCCTGTGTTAAGAGATCCTTTGCAGTTTTCACGCAGAATTGATGAGTATAAAGAGTTAAGAGAAAAAGAAAGAGGACTACCAAAACATTATCCAACAAATGCATATGAAATTGTGGCAACGTTCGCGGAACGAGAGCTTGGTGTTAAGGGTTTTATATATCCACAATCCAAGAAACCAAACCACATGATTGTGGCATTGTGGAAAAAGGTGCCGGTAGAAAAAGTTGATAAACCATTCTATAATCAGGAGAAATAATGGGTTTAATTGGAAAATCAGTATATAAGGTATGGGCGTTCAATTCGCTGCGATTTGGAAATATAGTCGCAGAAAAGAAGAAGGATGGCTGGAAATATGTTAAAGTTGATTGGAAAGACGATGAGGCGTATGAAATGGACGTTGCTCGTGTAGTTGAGCTACGCAGTGTTAAATATGATGAAAATCACGAGTGGCATCGGGTCGATAGTGTTAAGGTTTTCGATCCAATCACAATGACACAAACATTAGGAAAACTTAAAACATGAAGGAAATATTCGAAAACTGGAATAAGTATATCTTGTCGGAATCCGGATTATCTAGGGTTTACGAGCATATGATGGAGCACGACAGTGCAATACTTACAGCTTTTCGAAATGAATATTCGAATAAAGAAAATTATGAAAGAAATAGAGAACTTAAGGCACAACTTTTAAGTATGGGCTACGGCGTTACAAAAGTCGACGGTTCTTATATTGAAAATTTTCAAACTCCACAAGCCATAGAAGTATCAGAGCAAAGCTATTTCGTCTCTAATCGGTCTGATGACGCTGGGTTTGTGGAGAGTGTTGAGTCTCTAGGTACACAATACGACCAAGATTCTGTTTTGATAATTCCAGCTGGTGGCGAAGGCGCGTATCTGATTGGTACAAGACAAGGAAACGATTTTCCACCCTTCGGAGATAAAATCTCGGTCGGCAGCTTGCAAATGGGCCGCGAAGCCGAGTTCATGTCGAAGGTTAAGGGAAGGCCAATTGCTTTTAAAGAAGAATTAGAGACATACGATAAATTATCTAGAAACCAAAGATGGGCAGTCAAGAAGCTGCTTGAGAGGAATAAGTGAAACAATTAATTTTTGCTATTGTTACTGGCATTGTCAACGAGGTTGAAAACGATACCGCACAAGTATTTTTCCCCACAGCAGCATCAGGCTTTGTGGTTACAGAGTATATATCAACCGATCTATTGCCGTGCGAAGTTTCCGAAGGCGATACAATCTACATTAGAAAAAGCGAAAACGTTACGGAAATAAGATGTACAGAATTTCCAGAATCAGACCCTCCTAGTCTTGAGTTGAGAGTCGATCCAGCTACCGGCGAGATTCAGTATATAATTAAAGATATTGAGATTGAGTTAGAATAAACACTTGACAACTAGTCCGAATGTGGTTATATTATAAAGGTAAGCAGATCAATGCGACTGTTTACTAACTTAGACTAACATAGATAAGGAGATATAACAATGGCTGGTCTTATTCGTAGAAATAACTTTGCGCCACGTGCGCTTTCCCGCAACGAGTTTCTAACTCCGTTTGATCGGGTTTTTGATGACATGTTTAGCAACATGTTCCCCACGTTCTCACGCGATTTCGGTGAGGATTTTTTTGTAAAGGGATCGTATCCAAAGGTTAACGTAGTCGATTTCGATTGCTCGATTGACATTGAAGCTGCTATCCCCGGCATGAACAAGGACGAGGTTACCGTTGAAGTTACTGACGGCACCCTCACCATTCAAGGAAACAGCAACCAGCGCGTTGACGCTGACGACGGCCAGTATGTTCGTCGTGAAATCAAGCGTTCAGCATTCCAGCGCTCTTTCCGACTCGGAGATAATTTGGATCAAGCTGGGATTACTGCTAGCTATGATAACGGCATTCTCACGCTCAACATTCCGAAAATTGTTCCGAATGACGCAGAGCCAAGCACCAGAAAGATTGAAATTTCATAAATAATTATTTTCCTACCCACAATTTTGTGTTATACTATATTTAATTGTGGGTAGGGATCTTTTTGTGACGGCTAAAATAAAAGTTGCTTTTTATAAAGCTAAAGGAAATTGGCTTAATAGCTTAATCCGTTGGTGGACAAAAAGCAAATATAGCCACGCAGAACTAGTCCTACCTAACAATGTAACTTGGATCGGAATTAGTCCGTTTTTGACTTCAACAGTTGAATCGCGTTTTCATCTAGATTGCGACCATCACAATTGGGATTTTGTTGAGCTAGAAATAACAAACAAACAACATGCTACAATACTAGATTTTTTCGAAGAAACGAGAGGGTGTAAATATGATTGGGCTGGAATGTTGTTATCTCAGTTTTTACCGTTTAGCATCAAAAAAAGAAGCAAATGGTATTGTAGTGAATGGATTGCTTACGCTCTAAGAGTTTCAGGCGTCTTGGATTGGCAAACAATTAAGATATATGATCAATCTGATTTGTCGCCGGGAACGTTACATAAAATAATACTTAAACAAAAAAGGAAAAATAATGACATCAGAAAGAGCACCGAAGACATGGAAGACCCGAGGAATTTACAATACTTATCTCGACGCTTCCGAGATTAAAGAGCTTTTGTTGTCCAACGATGACACCGGAGAACTTGAGGTTAAAATTCGACGCTGCGGCCCTGGTGGAATCAGGTTTAAAATTAAGACCTATTTTCCGGAACCAAAAAATGAAAAAAAACAAACTAATACAAAAACCAAAAGTTCACGTAATTCAAAACGAACCAGATGACTTAACTGCAGAAGTAGCAAAAACCCTAGCAGAGATCAAAGATGAATATGATCTCCCAACAGAAGAGGTCGAGGCAACAATCGAAAAGAGTCGATTTAAAAAAATCTTAAAAAAGATCTTGACCAAAGATTAAATGTGTTGTATTATAATAACATAATACAGCGTCTAGTTACTATATGAAGCTAGAATCGCTACTAAAAACAACGGCAAGTTACATGTTGGCAATGAATGACCCTAGCGCGGCTGCTGAGTTTATGTTTTCTAAAGTCGAGCAATCGATCGCCGATGGCACTTCATCTTCTGAAGAGAGGATAAAGTTTTGGGAATCTGTAACAACCGAACTTACATCCCTGGATCCAGAATATTCATCTGAAGTTGCTGCGCTGTATTTGAAGATAGTTTTGGACAAATATAAATCAGAATTTCAGGGCCCATGGTGAAAGGGATATCACTAGGGTCTTCTAAACCCTCGTTTCAGGTTCGAATCCTGATGGGCCTACCATATAAGGAGAAAAAATGGCTACACCCTATGATACAGTTGTTGTTAGCGGCGGTTTCGATCCGCTACATGCTGGTCACGTTAGAATGATTATTGACGCAGCACGACATGGAAATGTTATTGTTGTTGCAAACTCTGATGCTTGGCTTAAGCGAAAGAAGGGTTATGTTTTTATGCCCTTTGAAGAGCGCTCTCAAATTCTAGAATCAATCAAGGGCGTACTAAGAGTGGAAGCGGTTGACGATAGTGATGGCACTGTCTGCGAAGCGCTTCGAAGAATTAAGCCAACCTATTTTGCAAATGGTGGCGATAGAACTAATATTAATACGCCGGAATTGGGTGTCTGCGCCGAGTTGGGTATTCAACCGCTGTGGAATATTGGTGGAGATAAAATTCAAAGTTCCTCCGATCTCGTCAAGGCTGCTAAGCGCCGCTCGCTGAATTGGACAGGAGACTATGTGCCTGGGGATGTATGGCATATTTCCGCGAAAGATTAACATCAGCTTGGCTTCGTGGTGGAATGGTATACACGGCAGACTCAAAATCTGCTGCTCTAGGGCTTGTGGGTTCGAATCCCACCGAAGCTACCAAATTAAAAACAACTAATTTTGACTAAAGGAAAGAACATGCTTAAAAATGTTGCGACAATGATTGCGCTCATGTTTGCTATTGGCAATACAGCCATGGCAGATGTCGAATTTAACCCTGCCACCCGCCTTGCAGAAGCGGAAGCAGCCACCGGTTTGCAGCTGTATCACCGCGCACCACCTCCGAGACCCCCGCCCCATCGCCGCCCACCGCCGCGAGCTGCTCCGTCTGTCGCGACAGTTATTATTGTGTGTGCAACTATCATTGTCTTGGCCAGCATTGACGACCAGACGCGTCCGAGTCCCAATCCGCAAGCTAGAAGAAATAATTGAGAACGGTATTGGCGAATAATCCAAAATTTATTGTATTTACTGGGCCGATGTTCGGATCAAAGACTACGCGGCTGTTCGCAGTACTGGATCGCTATAAGTACCAGAAGCGCAAGATAGCAGCATTCAAGCCAAGCATCGATGGCCGATATTCCAAGACAAAGATTTCCACTCACTCCGGAGCTTCTATGGAAGCGAGAACGATTGCAACCGGTCAAGAAATTTTAGATTTTATCGAACAGAATGATGAATTCGATGTAATTGCAGTCGATGAGGCGTTTATGATTCCCGGTGTTTCTGACGCCTTGATATCTGCATATGTACAGGGTAAGACAATTGTTGTCTCATCTCTAGAATTGTCTGCTACCGGAAATGTCTTTGAGGAAATGGAGAAGATGCTACCATGGGCAACTTGTATCGAGAAGTGCCCTGCGGTTTGTACTGTTTGCGGAGCAGACGCTTATTATACTCATCGAAAGGTTGATGACATAGAGGAGATAACTGTCGGCGGCGCTGAATTATACGAACCTAGGTGCTGGAGCCATCACGGTTATTTTAAAGGTATTAATGAATAATGCGGGAGTAGCTCAGTTGGTAGAGCACCAGCTTGCCATGCTGGATGTCGCGGGTTCGAATCCCGTCTCCCGCTCCAAGGGAAACTGGCCAAATGGTTAAGGCAACGGACTCTTAATCCGTCGATTCTGGGTTCGAATCCCAGGTTTCCCACCATCTTAACATAGGAGAAGAAATGATATCATTCGGAGTGTATGAAAAGAACACAAAGACAAACAAAGAGCAATTTTTAGAATCAATTAGTGCGGAGAATATTGCTGTTGCGCGGAAGCTGTTTATCAAGCAATATAATTGGAAGCCTCGTAAGAATGTAAAGCTTGTTCTTAAAAATCCAATAGGAATTTAAGAAAGCGGGCCCTTAGCTCAGTTGGTCAGAGCACCCGGCTCATAACCGGAGGGTCGTAGGTTCAAGTCCTACAGGGCCCACCATATTAAAATGAAATACAAAAAAGGTGACATAGTTTTAGTGCAAAGTTCTGCGGGAGAAGCAATACCGAGATTTCATGTCAAGTTGTTGAAGAGAATTGTTGTTCCTCCATCCAAGGGCAGGACAATCGATTGGCCTGGATATACACACTGGCAAGCTACGCCAGTGTACCAACATGAAGTGGATATACTCAGAAAAGAGTGGCACATTTCGTTCCGAAAAGCCGGCCAAGATTTGACTTTTATTAGTGAATGTAATATAATCAAAAAAGTTAAAACTATTTAATAACAAGGCGGTTCAATTGAACAGAGACGAAACAAGAAGACAACGTTATGACGCAAAAAAGAAGACGGCTAAAACGTTTCCTATCAGCATTGCCGCAGTTAATTTTAAACATGATGGTAATCTCGGCTACCTCATTCGTTCTGCTGCTTGTTTTGGCGCAACTGCTGTCCACGTTATAGGATCGATTCCAGAAAGAAAAGTACTAAATCCTCTTTCCGGAAGTCTGGTCGATTATATCGACATAAACAAGTATGCCGACCCTGCAGCTTTTATTCAATACGCTAGTGACAATAATATAAAACTTATTTCAGCCGAATTGTGTAAAGAGGCGGAATCAATTGAAACTTATGATTTTAATTTCTCGCATCCTATTTGCATTGTTGTCGGCCACGAAGAGCTTGGGATCCCTGTTGAAATATTGAACAATAGTGATAAGATATACATTCCTATGCCCGGTGTAGGATATTGCTTAAACACTTCTCAAACAGCTAACATTCTTTTGTACGAGGCGACAACGCAGTATCAGAATAGTAGAGTTAAAAGCTATTATTTAGATGGCGGCAAGATTTGCAATTCACTGGAAGAGTGGGCTGAAGCTGGCATGTACAATGTACCGTAGGAGGTAAATATGAATTCTAGTGACGCATGGGAGAATCACATCGAAGGGCTGACAAAGCAAGTCGCCTTTCTGCTGCGAAGAACGCAAGATCTTGAAGATAGATTGGAATACTATGAAGAAGTTTTCATTACATTATTAAAAGCACTTAAACAAAGTGGTATCATTGCAGATGATGAGAACGGAAAACATTCTATGCCATCTTAGCTCAGTTGGCCAGAGCAACGGTCTTGTAAACCGTAGGTCGTGAGTTCGAATCTCACAGATGGCTCCATTATTAAATCGAGAACTATTTATAGGAAACAGGTTAACACATGGCTAGTAAAAAGACGTTTATTTTAGATACAAGCGTTTATTTGACAGATGCCGATTCAATAAACGCGTTTAAAAATAATGATATCGTTATACCTCTAAAGGTTTTGGAGGAAATAGATAAGCATAAAAAAAGACAAGATGGAGTCGGCCTACATGCAAGAAAGACTATCAGAACTCTTGACGAATTGCGATCAAAGGGCTGTTTGCAAAAAGGTGTGCGTCTAGGAAAGGGCAAAGGCATCGTTAGTGTGAGAACATTCGATCCCTCTGAACTACCACCAGACTTAGATCCTTCTATTCCGGATCATGTAATTATTGCGACTGCTTTGTCTGAAAAATCAAAGAATCCAAATAGAAAAGTAATATTGGTGTCTCGCGATATTAATATGCGAGTCATCTGCGATGCCGTAGGTGTTCCCTCTGAAGACTATATGGCTCCTACGATTGTTACTGAAATGGATCAGATTTACGATGGTTTTGCCTCCGTATTGGTTGATGATGAATTGATTGAGCAATATTATAATGACGAAGAGGTCGTTTTAGAGGAAGGTCGGGAATTGCATCCAAATCAATATATCATGCTGGTTTCCAATCAGAATGAAAAGAAAACAGCGTTAGCTAGATATATTAATAGCGAAATGCCTCTCAAAAAGATTGCACAATTTCGAAAAGGTATTTGGGGAATTAAGTCTAGAAACAAAGAGCAGATGTTCGCAATGGATATGCTTCTGAATCCAGAAATACAAGTTGTTTCTCTGATCGGAAAGGCCGGCTCCGGAAAAACTTTATGCGCAATTGCAGCTGGTCTGGAGCAAAGCATGGAATCTGGTTCCGAAGAGCCAATTTATAGAAGATTGATTGTTTCTAGACCGGTCCAACCCCTAGGAAAAGATATCGGGTATTTGCCAGGAACATTGGAAGATAAAATGGCGCCATGGCTAGCCCCCGTACAAGATAATCTCAGATTCCTAATGGGAGATGATAACGTAACACTAGAGATGTATATGGAGAAGGGAAAGATCGAAATAGAGGCCCTCACGTACATCAGAGGGCGTTCCATATCGAATTCCTACATAGTCATCGATGAGGCACAAAATTTAACCACGCACGAAATAAAGACGATTATTACTCGTGTTGGCGAAGGGACAAAGGTCATACTAACTGGCGATATCGAACAGATTGATAATGTTTATTTAGATGAAAAATCAAATGGTTTGGTTTACGCGGTAGAAAAATTTAAATACCACTCAATCGCTGGCCATGTCACGCTCAAGAAGGGCGAAAGATCAAAAGTCGCAACTATTGCAGCACAAATATTATAAAATACTTGACAAACACTGACTTAGGTGTTATCTTATAGAAGAGGTTTATTATGAATATCGAAGATACAAATCCAACACTAAGAGAACCGATCGACAAAACCACTCCTTTAAAAGAGTGGTTAGTTGAATATGTCGGGACGCAACATGAGCCAAATGACGGCAACGTTACTGTCGAAATGGTCATTGAAACCGTGGCAAAGGAATTTCCAGAATTTTTGATGGCTATAGCTGAAGAAAATTGGATCCGCGGATACCATCAAGCGCTTTCAGATGTAACCGAGGGTGATATGTCCTATAATTCTGAATTAAAGGTTCGACAAGAAAATGGATCAATTGACTGAGTATATAAAGAATTCTTTGATTGCAGCAGAGAACGCACGCAGAGAGTATCAGCTTTTTGATGATATTTTTGTTTATGTCAAAGACGAGCTTCCAGATTATATTAATTTAAACAATGTACTGAAATCGGTGGAGAGAATAATACCGTTTCACCTGTCAAGAGAGGTTGATGGAATGTATATTGGTCAATTTAAAGATTGGGCCGAGCGCGAAGTCAATTCAATGTTTAAAGATGCATCAATATTTGTAACAAACCAACAAGACGATGATGAAGACATGATTGATGACATTGTTCATGAATTTGCTCACTCAATTGAGAGTCCCATGGGAGATATTATATATTCTGACGGAGAATTACAGCAAGAATTTGTTGGAAAACGAAAGCGTTTATATTTTCTCATCAAGGCCGAGGGTTACGACACCGCATCAGAAAAATTCATGAATCCTGAATACGAAGAGAAGTTTGATGATTTTTTATATAAGAAAATTGGATATGACGCTCTATCTTCGATCGCGATGGGACTATTTATTACACCATATGCCGCAACATCGTTAAGAGAATACTTTGCAACCGGCTATGTTGAATATTTGATGGGCGATAGAAATTACCTAATGAAAGTAAGTCCCATGCTTTATCGAAAAATCGAACAACTAACTGGAGAAGCAGATGAAGATTGATACAAGAGAGGAAGACGGGCTACTTATCGTGACCGTGACAGTACCTAGGTACAATAAGAACAACCCCGACACAGCAGAGACAAACAGAAAGATTAAGATCGGAACCTCTGATCTAAGGCGTAAATTTCCACAGGTTGCAAATTTATCTCTAAAAGAGGGCAACACCTTGGATAATAGAAGTGCAAGCTCTGCAACGTGGGTTTTCCGTCTACCGACACCCCCTCCAGCGCCAGAAAAACCAAAAACAAAACCTAGACGTAGAAGAACTCGCAAAACAACGAAAAAAACCGAAACTGAGGTGTAATTTGGCTCACATTTCTTATTCTGAGCTTAAGAACTGGGCTTTTTGCCCTTTTTATCACAAATTAGTCAACATTGACAAGCTAAAGGGCTTCCGAGGCAATGAATTTACTGCCTTTGGCACTGCTATGCACGAAGTGTGCGAAAAAACGGCTTTAAAACAGCTAAAAGAGGAAGATCAAGAGGGTTTTTTCATGAAAAAGTTCCTTGAAGAGCTGATTTCCCTCCCTGATGACGTACAATTGAACGAAAATCTTGTAAATTCGATGCGCGAACAAGGAAAAGCACTAATACCAGAGGTTTTTCCGGCTTTGGAGGACTATTTTGAGGACTATGAGGTCGTTTCGACCGAAGAAAAGCTATTTGAGCCCATAAATGACCTAAGTTACGCCGAAAATTACCATTTTAAGGGCTTTATTGACCTAGTTGTACGCACTGGTGACGGCAAATATCACGTTATTGACTGGAAAACATGCTCCTGGGGGTGGGATTCTCGTAAGAGATCGGAAAAGATGATTACATACCAATTGACCCTATATAAGCACTATTTTGCCCTAAAACACGGTATTGACCCTAAAAATGTCGAAACACACTTCGCACTACTGAAGAGAACCGCTAAAAACAACCGTGTAGAGCTATTTCGCGTTACTAGCGGCCCAAGAAAAACTGAAAATGCTCTTAAATTGTTAAACAAAGCGTTATATAATATCTGTAGTAAGAAACACATTAAAAACAAGACAGCTTGTGGTAAATGTGAGTTTCACAATACAAAGCATTGTCCATGAGGAATAAATGACAGAAAAAAAGAAGATTTTGGTCCTGTCTGACCATCCACTATCACCATCAGGTGTTGGAACACAGACAAAGTACTTTATTGAGTCATTGCTCAAAACAAACAGGTATAAGTTTATTTGTTTGGGCGGTGCCATTAAGCACCAGAAATATGACCCTATTAAGGTAGATCCATGGGGTGAAGATTGGATTATCTATCCCGTAGACGGTTATGGAACCCATGATATTATTCGCTCTCTCTTGAGAACAGAGCGCCCAGACATCGTATGGTTTATGACTGATCCTAGATTCTGGGGATGGCTGTGGGAGATTGAAGATGAGGTCCGACCCCTAGTGCCAATGGTGTATTATCACGTATGGGACAACTACCCATACCCAAATTTCAACGCTAGGTACTACGACTCAACAGATGTTGTTGTTGCTATCTCAAAATTAACACACGACATCGTTCAAAACGTATCACCAAATGTAGAGTGCCACTATTTGCCACATTCTGTAGACACTGGGGTATTTAAGAAGCTTCCGGAATCAGAAGTTAAAGATTTTGTAGAAAAAGGCTTTGATTCTAGTGAAGAAAAATTTACAATATTCTGGAATAATCGAAACGCACGTCGAAAACAATCTGGCTCACTGATTTGGTGGTTTAATGAGTTTCTAAACAAGGTCGGTCGTGACAAAGCCCGCCTTGTTATGCACACAGACCCTAAAGACAATAATGGTCAAGACTTGATTGCAATCATGCAAGAGTTGAACCTAGATAATGGAGAGGTTTTCATTTCCAGAGACAAGGTTCCACCCAAGCTTCTAGCTTTCATGTATAATATGTCTGATTGTACAATTAATATTTCAGACGCTGAGGGTTTCGGTCTGGCAACGCTGGAATCGTTGGCATGTGAGACTCCGATCATTGCAACAATGACTGGTGGCTTACAAGAACAAGTAACTGATGGAGAAGATTGGTTTGGAGTTGGATTGACACCGGTCTCCAAGGCAGTCATTGGATCTCAGGGTGTGCCATATATTTATGAAGACAGAGTAAGCCAAGATGATGTGGTTAATGCTTTGCTCAAGATGTATAACATGACAAAAGAAGAGAGGCAAGCGCTTGGCGCCAAAGGTCGCCAGCACGTAATGAATAATTATAATTTTGATCAATTTCAATCTAAATGGGTTGAATTGATTGACGGTGTTGTGGAAAATTATGGCTCTTGGGAAACCAGAGTCGGCTATGATAGATGGGAGATATTAGAAGTAGCATGAAGAAGATTTTAATTAAAGGCCCAGTGCTAACACGCTCTGGATATGGCGAACAAGCAAGATTTGCACTGAGATCACTGGCCTCGCGCCCAGATTTGTATGATTTGTATTTGATGGCCACCGGCTGGGGTAAAACAAGCTGGGTAATAGAGGATAATCCCGAAAGAGATTGGATCGATCATCTGATTAACAAGACAGCTAGCTTTATTCAGTCTGGTGGCAAATTCGATGAATCTTTGCAGGTTACAATTCCAAATGAATGGGAGCGTATCGCTCCATACAATGTTGGGTATACTGCCGGCATCGAAACTACTAAAGTGGCACCCGAATGGATTGAAAAAGCCAACATGATGGACAAAATTATTGTTGTATCGAATCATTCAAAAAATGTATTCGAAGATACGGCATACGTTTTACAGAACGATAAGCAACAGAGAGCAAATTTCCAATGCAGCACAGAAATCGAAGTTGTCAACTATCCCGTTAAAAAATACGATCCAGTGGATTTGGAGTTGAATCTACCTTATGATTTTAATTTTTTATGTGTCGCTCAATGGGGTCCGAGAAAGAATGTAAAAAACACTATTAAGTGGTTCGTAGAAGAATTCCATGACGATGAAGTCGGCTTGGTTGTTAAAATGTTTCAAATGAAAAATTGCCACATGGATAAGCAGAATTGCATAACTAAACTTACTGAATTATTGAGACAGTATCCGGATAAGAAGTGTAAACTGCATTTGATTCATGGCAACATGACTGATGAGGAAATGAATTCCCTATATACGCATCCAAAACTTAAAGCATTTGTTACCCTTACTCATGGAGAGGGTTACGGTCTTCCGCTATTTGAAGCAGCCTATAATGGTATGCCGGTAGTAGCCCCAGCCTGGAGCGGTCATTGCGATTTTCTTTTTGCCCCGGTTAAAAAGAAAGGGTCCAACAAAACAAAGATAAGACCTCTGTTTGCCAAGGTGGATTATGACCTGAAGCCAATTCAAAAAGAGGCAGTGTGGAAAGGGGTGCTGCAGCCAGATTCAATGTGGTGCTATGCGAGAGAAACTAGCTATAAGAGAAAGCTAAGAGAGGTTTATAAATCACACAGTATGTTTGTTGGTCACGCCAAGAAATTAAAGAAACACCTTAATAGTAATTTTACGAACCAAATAATGTATTCAAATTTTGTTAATGCTATGGCAAGCAAGAACACCTCCGCAGAAGATAGTTTAGTAATGGTGGTTTGATGAATGTTGTTTACGCTGCACAGTTTCGAGATTCTAGTGGATATGCGGTAGCAGCTAGAGGATATCTTAAAGCTCTTGATGCTTATTTGACAGAGCACCCGGGAGCCTTCAATCTTAAAATATATTCTTCTGTTGTAAACCACTCAGACAAGCTTTTATTAGAAGAAGTCCAATTGATTGAAAAATATGAGTTTAGAGATAACTCGGACATACAGAAAGCGATAAATCAAGATTATACTTTTGTGTGGCATATGCCGCCACCAATGTTATCTTTTGCAGATGACAGATTTAAGCCTTCGCCAAATTGTAGCCCTTCGCTATCTCGTTTGCAAAGATGTTCTTCGAAAAATGTAAACCTTACAGTATGGGAAACAACCACCATACCGATTGAGTGGCGTAGGGATTACGAATATTACAAGCCTGACAAGATTATCGTACCTTGCAGCTGGAATAAACAAGTATTTGAAGAGTGTGTACCCGATGTACCCTGTGAGATGATTCCGCACATCATTGAGCCGCATACCATCTCTACCAATAAAAATGGCCATCCAATGGGTACGCTTCGGCCGCTAAAGTTACCATTCGATCTTACTAATAAGTTTGTTGTTTTAACGATGTCGCAATGGACAAAGCGAAAAGGTTTTGATACCTTGATTAGATCGTTTACCGCTGAGTTTGGAAATAATAAAGACGCAGTATTGATTATCAAAACTTATGGCGGGCCCGAAGGCGATGCTGAAAGTATTGGAAGGTATGTAAAGAGCTTAAGAAATTCGATTTTACTTCCAGGCCCAGTCAACACTCATGCATCTGAGAATAATATACTATTAATTCCCGGATTTGTTCCTACAGAAAGTATAATGTGGCTGCATCAGCAAGCGAGCGTATTCGCTTTGTTTTCTCGCGGCGAGGGATTTGGTTTACCAATAGCAGAGGCTATAATGGCCAAAAAACCAGTGATTGTACCAAAGGAAGGCGGTCATGTGGATTATATTAACACAGATAGCGCTTTTTTTGTTGATGGCCGCTGGGACACGTGCGCGTATGGAATGACTCCGTATGGGTGCGATGGAGATTGGTACGAGTGCAGTATCAAGTCCGGTCGCGAGCAATTGAGGAAGGCATATGAAATATGGAAGAAGCGTGGAAACGAATTGGCTGTCATGGGCGTCGACGCGTATACTCACGTAATAGAAGGCCCTTATTCTCGATACAAGGTTGGATCGACTTTTTATGAGAAGCTCAAGGACCTAAACGAGCCAGATACTAAGCCAAAAACAATACTTGAAAGAAGAACAGCTTTAAAGCGAAAAGTTCAGAAAGCCCCCACGTTGAAAGAGAAGGTGGCACTATTGAAGGACTCATTTAAGGGCGAGACATGTTATGTGTTATCCTGCGGCCCGTCTATTTCTGACCATACTTTGAAACAGTACAAGGAGAAATTACAAGACAAGCTTGTACTATCAGTAAAGCAGACATATGATAAGGTGCCAGATTTAGTTGATTTTCACTTTTTTAATTGTGCAAACACTCCAAGGCCCAAGGGATATCCGCTGCTTGAGCATTATCAGTATAACGATAATGAACCGATCATCGTCGCTAGCAGCAATTATCCACTCCACTCCCGCTGGAGCCCGTTTCAGAAGCATGATTTGTTCTTTAAGATTCCCATTCGCACTGAAATTAATGATCAGTTTATCTGCAAGACAAAGAACTTTGATGACTATGACTTAGGTGTGAATGTCGAACGCCCATGCGGCCCGGGCATAATGTATGAAACCGTTATATTTATGGCCGCCCATTTGGGCGTTAAGAAGATCATTGCCGTTGGTTGGGACTTAAGTCAGACAAATCCAAAAAAACCAAATGAATATGAACATTTCTATAAAGATGAAAAAATGCTTATAAAAGGCGACATATTGCCTTGGGAAGTTGCTGCCACATGCGAAGCTTCAAAAGAACTATACGAATGGCTACAAGGCCGTGGTATCGAGTTGGAATTAGCATCAAATAAAAGCTCATTGTATGAAAAAATTCCAAGAGTTGTGTTATAATTTGAGGACCAAATGAAGAATACCTATATCATCGCCGAAATCGGCATTAACCACAATGGCGACTTAGATGTCGCCAAAAAGCTTATTGATGTTGCGGCCGTATCTGGCTGCGATGCCGTTAAGTTTCAAAAGAGAAACCCAGATGTCTGCGTCCCAGATCATCAGAAAGGTGTCATGCGCGAGACGCCATGGGGCACAATGACTTATTTAGATTATAAGTATCGCATGGAATTTGAAAAGGATGAGTATGATCAGATTGATGCTTACTGCAGTGATAAAAATATTGATTGGTCTGCATCCCCGTGGGACATGGACAGTCTAGATTTCTTATTACAGTATAAGATACCCTTTATCAAAGTGCCATCTGCTATGATCACGAACGAGCAGTTAATGCGCGCTTGTGCCAGTACTGGAAAGAAAGTGATTTTTTCGGCCGGCATGAGTTCTTTGGACGAGGTTGACGAGGCCGTTCGCTGGATGCGAGAAGAGAATGCCGATTTTGCACTTTTGCATTGCAACTCTTCATATCCTGCGCCATTGGAAGACTTAAATCTGAGCTGTATCCAGACGCTTAAGCAAAGATACGATTGCGAGGTGGGATATAGTGGTCATGAATTTAGATTAGGGACGAGTGTTGCTGCAATTTATTTAGGCGCAACGATTGTGGAGAGACACATTACTCTAGATAGAACGATGTGGGGATCTGATCACCTAGCGTCAGTAGAGCCACAGGGGCTCATAAAGCTGGTAAAGGGAATTAGAGAATTAGAAATTGCTCATGGCGATGGAATTAAAAAAGTTACTGAAGCGGAAAAGAAAGTCCGCAAAAAATTGAGAGGTTATTGAATGCCAAAAATTTGGAATAATTGTGTAGAGATTTATAAAGATGGAGATTTTGTTGATGATTACGATATAGATCGAACCGTTTTTGCATCATGGCAGAGGTATACTAATATTCTATGCCGTGAGCCAGCAGCGACGGTGTGGTATGATAAGATATCCAAGCGTTGTTTTGGCTCAGAGCAAGATTTTTATGCAAATCCAAATGACTTTTCATTTTTCTCGCAAAAAGAAGATTTTGTTTCAAATAGAGCCTGGGGCCTGAACCATGTGATGGATAGGTTTGGAAATCATCTCGGAAACAACGTAATTATAGAGGACGACTACATTCTGCAAGACTTAGAAGAGTTGAAAAAGTTTCAAGATAAGAAAATTTTGATTGTTGGCGGCGGCCCAACCGCGAAGGATATTAACTGGCAAGATACTGAATATGATTACGTTTGGTCTTGTACGAAGTTTTATCTTAACGAGCAACTAAATAATGTGGGTGTTGATTTAGCAACTATTGGCGGCAATGTTGATTTAGATGATGTTGAGTTTAATGCATATTTGTCAGAAAACAATACCATTTGTGGTTTCGAGTGTGGAGTTTCTCCGTTCAAGGATCCTCAAGATATGGTGCGATTCAAAGAAAGATATCCAAACAGAGTATTCTATTACCACCCTAGATATTTCTCCAAGCTTGGCGCCGCCGCTAGGCTTTTGTGCTTGGGATCTTTTGTGGGAGCGGAACAAGTCAGCTTTGTTGGATTTGATGGAAACCCAGTAGGAAAAAAACATGCTTTTGAAGGCGAAAATAAAGTTCATAATGAACCATGGCGAAACAATGAGACAAATGATTTATATAGAAGACAGCTTGTACTGCTTTGGGATTATTTGCTACAGTTTGATACAAAATATCAGAATTTAGGCGAAGGTCATCCTTCGAATCAATCAAGCGATATTTCAAAAAAGATGTTTCCGCTTGGAGATAGTTGATGAAAAGATTGCAGGATATCGCTGTTGTGATCCAGGCCCGCCTTGGATCACAAAGAGTTCCAGGCAAGATGCTCAAGCCTTTTGCCGGTACCACTCTTATGGACATTGCCATCAAGAAGATGATGGATTCTAAGGTCTTTCCAAGAGAGAACTTCTTTGTCTCGGTCCACGAAAAAGAATTGGTCGATGTTGCGCAGAAATATGGCGCAAACATATATTACCGTAGTGAAAAATCAGCCAATTCTGAAGGCACGCCACTAACAGAAATGTATGAATGGTGGGACAAATTGCCATTTAAATATTGTGTCTTGGTTAATGCGTGCGCTCCATTCCTAACTGTTGCAACTGTCGACAGTTTTGTTGAAGCTTATATGAAAACAGAGTCAGATGGGCTGTTTGGGGTCATGGAAAAGAAGAACTATTTTTGGAATACTGACGGAAAGTTAATAACAAATTGGCCGGAAGGACAAGCTTGCATGAATACAAAGTTTGTTGAAACTACTTATGAAGCAGCACATTGCCTTTACGCCGGCCGGATGGATCGTATTAACGATGGTATTTGGATGGGAGATTTCCAAGTCCCAGGCGACATTGAACTGCACGCAATGAGCGAATTTGAATCGTTAGATATTGATTACCCGTGGCAGTTTGACATGTGCGAATCAATATACAGACAAGTGAAAGGATTATAATGTTTTACATATTTGAAATGGCAAACAATCACCAGGGAAGCGTGAAGCATGCAAAGTTGATTGTTGATAGGTTTGCAGATATTGCGAAAAAGTACAGTATCAATGCAGGAATCAAGCTGCAGTTTAGACAATTGGATACTTTTATCCATAAAGACTATATTGATTCAGATTTAAAATATGTCAAAAGGTTTAAGGATACTCGCTTATCTAAAGAGCAATTTGGAGAAATCACTGATTACATTCGCAGCAAAGATCTTGTAACTATCGCTACGCCTTTTGACAATGAGTCTTTACCGTGGCTTGAAGATCTAGACATTTCTGTCGTAAAGGTTGCAAGTTGTTCAGTAGATGATTGGCCATTGCTAAGAGATGTATGCAAGATTAATAAAAGAATTATTATCTCTACTGGCGGTGCATCGATCGATCAGCTAAAAGAAGTTTACACTCTGTTCAAAAACCATAATCGTGATTTTGCCTTTATGCATTGTGTTGGAGAGTATCCAACACCTGTAGAGTGCTCCAACTTAAACAGAATTAAGAGACTGAGAGAAGAATTCCCAGATATTGAAATTGGATTTTCTACGCACGAATCACCAACTCAAAAGTCAATGGCGGGCTATGCCGCGGCCCTGGGGTGTACAATCGTAGAGAAGCATGTTGGAGTTGAAACTGACGATGTAAGTCTGAATGCCTACTCGTGCGCACCGTATGACATGGAAAAGGTAATAAAAGAAATTCAATTATTTGAAAGTGCTAACAGTGGTATTTCGGCTACAGAAAAGCAGACCCTCTACAAACTTAAAAGAGGTATATATGCCAAGAGAAGCATTAAACAAGGCGAGACAATTACTGCTGATGATTTGTATTTTTCAATGCCCTTGGTTGAGAGTCAGCTCGATGCATCAAAAATCGATCAAGTTTTAGAGGGTTTCCGCTGCAATGTGGATGTTTTGGCCGACGCGCCAATCACTATGTACGATTTTGGCTCAACAGATAGAAAAGACAAAGTTGATAAAATCGCTCACTACACGAAGGGATACTTGGACGCCAACAGAATCCCTCTTAGCAACAAAGACACTGCAGAGATTTCTGCACACTATGGAATCGACAATTTTAATGAAACTGGTGTTTTTATTATTAATAAGATCAATAGAGAATACTGTAAAAAGATATTGGTTGTCTCACCCGGCCAATCTCATCCGACACACCACCATATCAAGAAAGAGGAGTCGTTTGAGCTATTGAGCGGTGATTGTATGTTGATTTTAAATGGAAAAGTCATGGCGCTTGAAAGAGGTCGACCAGTATTGATTCCCCGGGGAGTTAAGCACTCTTTCAAAAGCAGAAGTGGCTGCATTATTGAGGAAGTATCGACAACACATTATCCTGGCGACTCTGTATATGAAGATCCAGAGATTAACAAGCTTAAGCTTTCAGAGAGAAAATATGTTGTTGATAATTTAAGCGAGTATTAAATTAAAATGTTAAAAAACGGAACTGTTTGGGAAGATTGCGTATTAGTTTCGAAGCAGGGTGAAGACCATAACTATTTCAATAATTTTTCTAAAAAGTGCGCAAAGCAATTACAGCTTTATTATGATACTTTGATAAAGTACTATGGACGCGAACTAGCAGGAAAAGAATACCTAGATAATAATATTTGGCTTGACACTAAAAGCAATACAGTCTTTTGCAAAGGTCAATACAAGCTTCCAAAGGCTTTTGGAAAAGATCACCATTTCTATGTTAGAGAGAAGAATTTTAACAAGGACACAAAAAATCATTTTTATAATAGATTAATACGCCCAGATGCAAATTTAAGTAAATTAACATATACTCAGATTGGTGATGATTTGATTTATGGAAAAAACAATATTACTGATTTTGATATGTATAAAGGAAAAAGTGTAAAAATAGTTGGCGGTGGTCCAACTACCAAAGAGGTGAAATGGGAAAATATCATAACCGATTATACTTGGACATGTAATCAATTTTACAATTATGAAAAAGTCACAAACCAGAAACTAGATTTGATATCAATATCCTCTGATACTCCAAAGCAGGGATATGATCACATCAGACACCATTGCCAGACAAATAACACTAAAGCATGTTTTCTTTTAGATTGGGGAGATTTCAATATCAATTCTCCAAAATACTTATATAATTTGGCAAATCAATATTCAGACAACGTTTTTTATTATCATACGCGATATGCCTCTGCGATTGGGGTTGGTGTTCGGATGATTATTTCTGCGATTTTGTGGGGGGCAAAGAACATATATTTTGTTGGCATTGACGGCTGGAATGTCTCTAAAGAAACTCATTCTTTTGAGAAGAATAAGCATCTTCCTAGTTGGTATGCTAAACATGGCAATGATTTTCAAAGAAGGCACTTTGTTGTTTTTTGGGAATATATTATGAAACTTCGTGAAGTATATGATTTTAACTTATACAATCTTGGAGAACTTAGTCAAAACAACTCGTATAAAACCATGTCACATCTTTTGTTTCCTTTAAGCAGCAACGTAAAGGAGAAGATAAAATGAGAGATCTAACATGTCACGCTTGTATGACCACTGCAGGATATCGGGTCATTAATAGTAGATTTCCAGACATCTACAAGTGCACACACTGCAATCACATTTTTAGAAGATACAACGGGGATGTATCAGAATTTCACAGGGACCAATATAGAAGTCTAGTTTTACCTAGTGGAAATCTAGGATATGATTTTAAACCGATTGAAGTTAGAACGAGACACGTTAATTCTATTTTGGCAAAAATAGATCCTTTTTTAAAAGATTCTCACAAGTGTTTAGAAGTGGGTTTTGGAGATGGTGTATTTACAAGATTGGTATCCCCACATGTTAAAAAAATTGAATGCTGTGAAATCGATCCCAACTTGGCATTACAAGCAGAGGCAGAAGGTTTTGATGCATATTGTGAAAATGTTTTAAATCTAAAAGACCTTCAGTATGATTCGGTTTTCGCTTTTGATATAATGGAACATGTTTTAGATATTCAACAATTTAAAGATAAAATGACAGAGTTAACTAAGAAAACTCTTGTTATACAAGTTCCTGTAAATAGAATGTTAAAGCCTCCTAACAGACCTCAAGGATTTGATGGCCACTGTCATTATTTTTCTGCCGATTCTATTAAGCGAGTATTTGAAAAAGATTTTGAACTAAAACTACTATACACTTCAAGACCCGGTGAGTTTGCCAATGGGTGCGAAATGCTGACCGTATGGGAGAAATAAGTGCATTTAGGATTCGCTACAGAAAATTACCAAATTATATATAAAAAAGGTAATATTTTAAAAGATTCAAATTGGCTGAAACCTTTAAGTCCCTCTGAGATAAAAAGCAGATCCGACCAGTTTAGAGAATATATTGATACCTTTCCGGATGCTATAAATCAAAATGTATGGTACGATTTTAAAAATGCACTCTTCTTCAGTCAGGCACAATATCGTTTTGGCCCAGCCGGAAAGGACCACCATTTTTTAGAAAAAAAAGACGCGTTTATTAAAGATAAAACATGGGGAGTAAATTCAGCTATCAAATTAGCTAAATTTTTTGACCTTATAGACGATCAAACTTCAAAACAAACCACACAGATATATGTTAATGATGAAATTATATACGGCGCTCACCCTAATCTTCAATCCGTAAAAGACAAATCTGTTTTAATTGTATGTGGTGGCCCCTCTGCTAGCACCGTTGCATGGGAAAACTTAAACTACGACCAGATTTGGTCTTGTAATCAATTTTTTATGAATGAGAAATTTGCTACTCGCAAAGTTGATTTAGTCACTGTTGTGGCTGAATTGTTTGATTTTAACAATACAGAACAATTTATTAAATACATTGAAGATAACAATACTTTGGTATCTTTTGAGCTTGAAAGGGGCTCTTGGATGACTAGCGACGGAAGAGTTGGAGAGGAGTTTAAGAAAACACGAGATTTTTGTATTAAATATAAAAATAGCTCAACATTTTTTCACACGAGATACAGAGGCCAATTAGGTGTTGGCTTAAGATTGATCGTTTATGCAATGATGATGGGTTTCAAAGATATATATATTGTGGGTTTAGATGGTAGGTTTGAAATAGAGAAAAATGGTAATTTGCTGCACGCGTTTGAGACAAATAAGCCAATTCCAAATTGGTATAAAAAGTTTGGCAATGATTTTCAAGATAGGCAAATGATTATTTTTTGGGAATATTTAATGGAATTAAAGCAAAATTATCATCCAAATACAAATGTATACAATCTTGGGCAGGATTCAGAGTATAATGTATTGGCGCGCCTTTTTAGCGACTCTTACCCTTTGCCTGATCAAATTAAAGAGGATATTAAATAACATGTATACATATGCCGAATATTATAAGCTTTGCAAAGATAGGTATGGAAATTCAAATCAAAAGTTAAACTTGTATGATCTTAAGATGCACATATGCCAACCAGATGAAAAAAGTGAATTATTTACTTTTCCTAAAAATTATTCCAAATTAATCAACTCTTTGGCTAAAAAAATTAGTGAAAAAATCGATGACAAATCACAACACTATCGCGACCCGTCTGCCAAGGGTTATAGCATGGCTATACAAATTAAAAATATTTGGGATTTACCAGAGTTAAACGAAATCGCAGCGCACATATTGCCATGTCTGGAGCAAAGCGTTTTTGGCTCAAGGATTCATTGCAGTGCTGTACACGCTTATAGAAATATTCCGACAAAAGAATCAGAGATTAGTTCATGGCTTTGGCATTATGATAACAATCCTAAAGAAGCAGTCAAGTTATTAATATACTTAACTGATGTAGAGGAAGACACTGGACCGTTTGAGCTTCTGGAAAAGGATGGTGATTATGTAAAAATGAAAACCAGCCGTACTGGATACAACAACTGGAGACCCCCTTATATACCGGAAAGTAGAATTCCAAAAAATATGATAAACGATTTCGTTAATCAAGGTTATAATAAAAAGAAGATTGTTGGACCAAAAGGAACTGTTCTATTTTTTGACAATAACATTATACACAAGGCAAACATTCCAACTCGAAAATACCGCGATGTTGTTATTTTTAACATAAGGCCAACATTGCATAAATTTGAGCCATATATCTCAAAAAACTTTACCGGCTCCTGGGAGCACAAGAGCCCAATTGTAAATCCAGAAGAAGTTGTGCCAAGATTAAAATAGGAGACTAATATGAAATTTATAGGAAGTGAAAAGACTTTTAATTTAAAATTAAAACAAGGTGGAAACGATTTTGTTTTTGACTTTACGTGTCCATTTAGAAACAAGAAGGTTGGCTTTGCGAAAAAGCCATTTGATTTTGTTTTGTCTTGTGACAATGAAGAGTTTGTAGGCGCCGGCGCCTTTGGCCAAGATGCATTATGGTTGCCAATTTCTAATGAATCTGGAATAAAAATTATTAGAGCAAAAGACAACGCAGATCAGATATTAAAAAATATTGAATATATTAAATCTATCAATTGTGATCTTTTTCCTAAAATCGATTGGTTTTGCAAAGCAGCAATTAATAACGTTGATTGCGTCTTCGTACAAATGGAGAACATTCATGAACTTGATGAAGGAATGGAAGACATTCCATACTTGCACCACATCGATAGAGAATATGTCAACAAGTTGGTTGCAACTCCCATATCCACCATACAAAAGTGTGTACAAGTTTTTGTCAAATACGAATTAATGCCAGAAGATACGTGGTATAAAAATGGTGGATTTGGAACTAAGAATCTTATTAACGGAAAGCTAGTCGATTTTCACATGTTTGAACACACCCCAGGCAGATATAAAATGCCGGCAAATAACACGTCACATGAGATTTGTGAAAACATTTATCAAGCTGCTCTTAAAAGATATAGAAATTGGGCGATTCAAAGAAACGAAAGATTACCAAAATGGAAGGGTAAAATTTATCAAGGAATGAAGTTTGATAATGATTACACCATGCCTGGCTATACGTCTGATGGTACATATTTTGATAGCTATACAAAGCTAAACTTTTTACCTCTTGATAAAATTAAAGGAGGCAAAGTTCTTGATTTAGGATCGAATCAAGGTTTCTTTTCTATGCAGTGTGCACTTCATGGCGCCGGCGAGGTAACAGGTGTTGAATTGACAACTGAAGATGTTCTACTGGCAAATGAAATTAAAAACAATATTATTAAACTAGATAACGTTAATTTTATCAACACAGATTTAATTGAATATCTCAATCAAGATACAAACTGGTATGAATTAATTATCATGAGTTCAGTGTTGCACCAAACGCATCCAGATTTATATAAGTGTGATGATTTTCTTCAATTGATAGGGTCTAAGTGTAGACGTTTCTTTTTCGAAACTCCGATTCGACACAAGCACTATATGTATTCAGTTCAACAAATAGACGAAAAGCTTAAGCAGCATTATCACTCGGTTAGATTGGCTTACATTTATGATGCTTATTCTACTGGTGCCCGCGCTGTATTTTTATGCCACCCTTTAGACCCCGGATATAACAGCGAGGGTGAATACATGAGGTGGGTTAATCAAGGCAGAGTCGGAAAAAGATGATTCAATGGTATGATGCAAATAATGCAAACTGTTATCGTGGAGGAAAGCGCGGTGTTGAGATGTACAATATTGCCTGCACCGATAGAAGACAAGCATATCCTGTAGCTACCGAAAAGTACAAAAATATTATAAACACGCTAAACACAGATGGCTTTTGCGTTGTAAAAAACGCTGTTGATCCCGCGCTACCCCAACAGCTAAAAAAAGAATTTGATAATCAAGCAACAGCTAACGAGAACCTTAAAGAGCACAATGAGCATTTTACTGTTGTTGATCAAGCTTTAGTTAACTGTCCGACAGTTAAAGATTTTGCTTTTTCAGATTTGGTCACAGACATCGCTTCTGAATATTTTAATTGCTTGCCGGCGTTGGGTACGTTCAATTTGAGAAAAAGCTATGTAAATACAGCCAACCCAGTAAAGCATCAGATTTTTCATTCTGATCCAAACAGTATTAAGTTTATAAAGTTCTTCTTCTATCTCAACGATGTCGATATAGATGGGGGCCCGTTTTGCATCGTAAAGGGCTCTTTGTATAGAAAGTTTTCTGGATGGCTTGACAAGTATCGATGGACTGAGCAAGAAATGAAAGCAATTTATGGCGATGATAGCATTCATTATTTAACGGCAAATGTTGGTGATATGATTATCGCAAACACAACATGTTTTCACAGAGGAGTTCCACCGATTAAGCAAGACAGAATAATGTTGACGCTCAATTACGTGGTGCACCCCGAAGATTGGAAAGAGCCGACATTTCAAATTAAAAAAGATGATTATGAAAACCTGCCCGACAATGTAAAACCGGTAGCAGATTATTTAGTAAAAATATAAAAGGAGTATACAATGTTAACAGATTTAAGACCATGGGGCAAATATGAGGTGCTCCTCGATGCTAAGGCTTGCAAGGTAAAGAGAATTATAGTCAATCCAGATTCTCAGCCAAGTTATCAATATCACCACAAGAGAGATGAAATCTGGGTGATTGTATCTGGCGAAGGACTGGTTACGATCGAAAACGTAGAAAGCAATGTTTCGAAAGGAAACGTGATTCATGTTCCAAGAACCAAGAAGCACAGAATCAAGAACGTCGGAGAAGGCGAATTAGTTTTCATCGAAGTTCAGCTTGGCGAATACTTTGGCGAAGACGATATTGTCCGAGTCGAAGACGATTACAACAGACAAGATGATATATAAAGTCTTTATACCAACTGCTGGCTTGGGTACCCGCCTAGGTCAGCTAAGCAAGAATATAAACAAGGCCCTTGTTGCCGTTGACAACAAGCCTGTAATTTCACATGTAATTGAGAAGTTTCCAAAAGATGTGGAATTCGTTTTTGCGCTTGGCTATAAAGGCAATTTAGTCCGTGATTATCTGCAGATAGCCCATCCTGACAGATTAATGACGTTTGTGGATGTTGATCCATATTGCGGTCCCGGAAGCGGCCTAGGCCGTACTGTGCTCGAATGCGAGAGTTTTTTGCAATGTCCGTTCGTGTTCTGCACAAACGATGCTTTGATCCTAGAAAAGATCCCGCCACCAACTGAAAATTGGATGGGATTTACAGATATCGAAAATAACGAAAATTATCGTTCTGTCCGAATTGGAAAGCACGATGTTGTCGAAGAATTATACGAAAAGGACGAAGGCATTAATGCGAAACCATATATCGGATTAGCTGGAATATACGATTACAAGTCGTTTTGGCAAAACATGTCAGATGGCGTATTGTACGGATCAATACAGATCGGTGAATCATATGCCTTGAGAAAGATGATCGAGGACAATGTAAAGATTAAAGCCAAGCAATTTACTTGGCACGATACCGGAACTTTGAGCACTTTGGCCCGGGCCAGAGAGATATTCAAAAGAAAGAATTCTCCGGAGATTCTAGAGAAGCCGAATGAGGCAATTTGGTTTGTAAACAATCGCGCCATCAAATTCGCAGAAGACAAGACCTTTATAAGCGATAGAATCGAAAGATCTAAAGTTTTAAAAGGATACGTGCCAGAAATTGTAGATTCAAGCGACAATATGTACTGCTATAAGTTGATTAACGGCAATACGATGTCAAAATGCATAACAAAACCGCTATTTTTGCGATTTTTGAGCTGGATTGGACACTTTTGGTCCGATACCGTGGGCGAATTCGGTCTAAACAAAGAAGAGAAATTGGAGTTTAAGCAGCGTTGTTTGTCATTTTATGAGGCCAAAACGAAAAGTCGCGTGCACCAATACTTTAATAGATTCAGCGTTTCAGACGCCGAAGAGGTGATTAACGGCGTAAAAGTGCCGAAATTATCATATTTGCTGCAAAAAGTCGATTGGGATCTGTTGTCTGACGGAAAGCCTTCAAGATTTCATGGAGATTTGCACTTTGAAAACATATTGGTTGCTGAGAATGGCGAATTCTGCCTTTTAGACTGGAGACAGAATTTTTCGGGATTAAAAAAGTATGGTGATATTTACTATGATTTAGCAAAACTCTATCACGGAATTGTTGTTTCTCACGAATTGGTAAACAAGAACTACTTCAATATCGACCGCGATGGTGGTATTATTACTTTTGATATTCTTAGGAACCACAAACTGGTTGAGGCCGAGAAAGTATTCGAAAAATTTATAGTTGAAAAGGGATATGACCTGTATAAAGTGAAGTTGCTAACAGCACTGATTTTCTTAAACATCGCTGCGCTGCATCATTATCCATATTCTGAGTTTTTGTTTTATTTAGGAAAATATCAATTGAGTGAGTTGGTGAGTTAGTGATTGAGTATCCAAAATTGTTTATCGGACCAATGACGAAAAATGTTGTTGATGCAATTATTAAATTTTGCGATGCCGAAAAGGAGAATATTGGCTTGATTCCTTCGCGTCGACAGGTGGAGTGCGATGGAGGATACGTCAATAATTGGACGACTCAACGCTTTGCAGATTATGTCAAGCAGAGGTCGACATTAATATTGCAACGCGATCATGGCGGCATAGGACAGGGCGACTGTTCCGCTAGAGCATCTTTTACGTCTGACGCATCTAGTGGATTTGATTTAATTCATATTGATCCATGGAAGGTGTTCACAAATGTTGAGTCCGCTGCAGCTGAAACAGTGGCGAATATGAGATTTATCAATAGCATCAATCCCAATTGCAGATTTGAGGTCGGCACCGAAGAGGCGATAAGAAAATATGAGGTTGACGAGTTGGAGCAGTTTCTTGAGATTCTAGCACACAAGGATCCTGCATTGTTTGATAAGATAATTTTCGTTGTTATACAGTCCGGAACGGGAATTCAGGGTACACAAAATATTGGTACGTTTGACGAGCAAAGATGCGCAGATATGATTGCATTGTGTAACAGATATAACGTCTTAAGCAAAGAGCACAACGGCGATTATCTCACTTCAGAACAGCTTGTTAAAAGGTTTAATTTGGGACTATCGGCAATTAACATCGCACCAGAATTCGGCGTCCTTGAAACCAAGTGTATATTGGATGCGATTGAAACTAAAGAGCAGTTTGATACATTTTTTGATTTATGTTATCAGTCTAATCGCTGGCAAAAATGGTTGCCAGAAGATTTTGAATTAACAAATAAAAACAAACGTGATATAGTAATGGTTAGTGGTCATTATGTTTTCGCATGCAATCAGTTTATCGAACTTAAACAGCAACTGCAAGGCATCGACACCAGAATTCGTAACATAATATACCATAGATTGAAGGAGCTATCGTGCGCGATAAAGTCATCGCTTTTGATTTAGATGATGTGATTTGCTACAGAGACGAAGAAGAGGGAAAAATAAAGAAATATTTTTCTTGCAAGCCTTATTACGACATGATTGAGATTGTCAATCAATGTCACGAACAGGGCGCCTACATAGTCATCTACACAGCCAGAGGAATGACATCTTTTGCTGGCAATCTTCATGATGTGTACGATAATTTATATCAACTTACAAAAAATCAGCTAGATGATTGGGGCGTAAAATATCACAAACTTGCAATGGGCAAGCTTCACTATGATTTATTGATCGATGATAAGGCGGTAAGCTCATATGACGTTGCAGGAATTGACTATATAAAGGAAAAGTTACAATGAAAAGAGAAGATTTTAGAGTTTTGATTATATATCCAAACTTGAGCATGATGCTGACGCCCTCTTATGCTATTGGGCTGTGGACCACGATTCTTAAAGAACAAAAATATGATGTAGATCTTTTTGATTGTACTCCCTATATGCCAACTTATGAATTTATTGGCAAACAGGACGAGGATGTTGTCGAAATTCAGAAGTCCATGGATGAATCAGCTAGCGCAACTCGTGCCAACAAATTTATGGCCAGTCGCAAGTATGATCCCATCAAATTGTTTGGTAGTCCAAAGACAGATCTTCTTGGTGATTTCACCGCAAAACTTGAAGAATTCAAGCCACATGTGGCGATCATATCAACGTTGGTTGAGGACACGTGGCCCCAAGCAAAGGATCTATTAAAAGCGCTTTCGAAATATCCAGAGATCAAATCAATCGTTGGTGGCGTTTTCCCAACTATGGCACCGGAAGAAGTGATCGCAGATCCCAATGTCAATTGCATTGCCGAAGGCGAGGGGGAGCACACTATACCTGAATTTTGTGAAGCTGTTCGAAATGGGATTGCTCCAGTCAATATTAGGGGCACGCGTGTTAAGGGTGAGGACGGAACCATCCGGACAAATTCTCCAAGAGCCTTGGTGGATGTCAATGATTTAATTCCAGACTTCTCTCTGTTTGACGAACGACGATTTTTAAGACCACTTGGTGCGAAAATCTGGAAAGCAATGCCGATTGAGACATACAGGGGTTGTCCGTATAAGTGTGCTTTTTGCAATTCTCCTACTCAGGTATTTCTTGCAAAGCAGAAGAATCAAGGTCGATACACCAGACGAAAGACCATGGACACTCTACGTCGAGAACTTGAGGCAATGGTTGAAAGGTATAATCCTAACTTTTTATATATCAATGATGATGCCTTCATGGCTCGACCTACCAGCGAGATCAAAGAGTTTGCAGAAATGTATAAGGACTTCAAAATGCCTTTCTGGTGCCAGACTAGGTTTGAGGATGTTAGCGAGGATAAAATTGGATGGCTTACTGAAGTCGGTCTTTATCGTATGTCTTTTGGACTGGAGCATGGAAACCAAGAGTTTCGTAGAAAAAAATTGTTTCGAAATATCACCAACAAATCTATGATAGAGAAGGCTAAAATACTCGGAGATTTTAAAGTCCCATATTCTATGAACATTATTATTGGTATGCCTTATGAAACGCGTGAGTTAATCTTTGACACCATCAATCTAGCCATAGACATAGAGACATTTGATTCTCTTGCTGTTAATATTTTTGCCCCCTATCGCGGCACCGTGTTGCGCAAGAATGCTATTGACGAAGGTTGGCTAGATCCAACACTACAGTGTACTTCATTCATCGAGAAATCTGTATTAAGAATGCCGAAACCATATCTGCAACCTGAAGAGATGTTAGGCCTGCAGAGAGTGTTTCCACTATACGTTACAATGCCGAAATCTTATTATCCGGATATTGAAAGGGCAGAAAAGTTCGATAGCGTGGGAAATGAAATATTCGAAAGATTATCAGAGAAGTATTATATTGATAAATATGGAACCAGTGAAGCTGATAGGATGCTTACCTATGCTGGCTAATAAACAGGAGAGAATAAAATGAATTTAGAAAATGTTGCTAGAGATTATTTTTCTGCCTTTGAAGGTAAAAAGTTGGATACGTTGTTCGACATGTTTCATGAAGATGTATCTCTTAAGGATTGGAATCTATCGGCCCAAGGTAGACGGTCTGTGTTGGTTGCGAATGCTGAAATATTTGACGCTATCGATAAAATAAGTGTAAATGTACAAAATCTATATTTATGTGGTATGACAGTTGTAGCAGAGCTTTTGATACTGGCCGATGATCAGGAGCCCTTGCCAGTTGTTGATATCATTAAATTCCATCCAGAATCTGTTGATGGCAATTTTAAGATCGAATCGATTGTCGCCTATAGGGGCAATTAAATGAAAACAGCAGTTTGCTTTAGTGGTCTTGTTGGAAGCACAAAAGGGAAAAGCCAAGAATTGATAGGCGATTTCAGTAAGTGTTTTGAAATTAGCTCCACTCTTTACAAGGAACACATCTTGGCCAAAAATGATGTAGATGTGTTTGTGCACTCTTGGTCAACGGGGGTCAAAGATCAGATCCTTGAAGCATACGAGCCTAAAAAACACATCATTGAGAAGCAGAGAGTGTTTAATACTCCCAAGTATGACATCTTGAGAGAGACACCTGAAATTCGAAAACAAACCCACTATAGTCTGTGGTACAGTCGCAAGATGGCAACACAACTTAAGTCAGAATACGAAAAAGAGCACGGTTTCAAATATGACTGTGTAATGTTGGCGCGATTTGATTTAGCGTGGCAAACCGATCTTATTTTTGAAGACCACGATCAACAGTATTTTTGGACCCAGAAATGGCCAAAGAAAATCTTAAATGGGCGAATGCTCAAAGACTTAGACTATTGGAAGTTGCGTGAGCGCAATCTTGACTTTAAGACAAAGTGGTGGGGATACCCTCACAACAACGATGGTTTGCTGGGGATGTGGTTTTTCTCAAACTCAGATAATATTGATCAATTTGTGACCATGTATGATCGTTTGGACGAATATTCTTTGCCCAACAAGTGTCCGTTAGATGGATCTGGAAGGATGTCAGCTCACCAACAGTGCCTGTATCACTTGCAACAGTTGGGTATAGAAGATCGATTAAGATTTTGCGACAAAAACTGGCACGATGACTGCCCATCTGTAAGAAGAAAATATTACAAGGAAAAATAACATGAAAAAATATGCGATTTGTATACCAAGTTCTGATGATTTTGCACTGCCCACGGCTGTGTTGATTTATTCATTAGAGAAAAACTTTAAAGCTTATGAGGATTGTGATATCATTGTTCCATACAACACTTTAACTGAAGTTGGTATGAGTATAATTCGCAAAGCTGCACCAAACGTTATTTTTAAAAAACCGAAGGATTCTTCATTTTATGAGATCATTCCTGGCACATTTTATGGTAAAGATAACTATGATGTATATTTGTCATTTGAGGCTTTTTCTCAAGAGGGTTATGAAAAAACTATTTACATGGATGCTGATATGTTGTGCATTAAAGATTTTTCGGATGCCCTTAAATATCCTCACGATGTTACATGGAGAAATCCAAATCTTGGAATTCTTATAGCAGACAAAAAGTGTGTGCCCTCTGCGTATTACAAATTAATTGATTTAGTAAAAAGAGATAGTAAAATTAGAAATGATTCCGGAGGTGACCAAAAGGCCGTAAGACATATGTATGGAAGAGAGTCTAAAAAAGTTAAGTTTATTTCAGAGTTGTATAATTTTCAATCTTGGGGTGGCGGTGGAAAAGGAAGTAATAAAAATTTCTTAAAGTACAAGGACCAGATAAAAGTCATTCACTATTCTGGATCCAGAAAGCCATGGGGTAATGTGTGGGATGGCACGCGTTATGATAAAAATAGTATAAAATATCCTTATCTAATGTTTCATTGCGAGGCAGTTAAGATTTGGCATGAATATTATGAAGATTTTAAAAACTACCGAATAGGCGAAACCTTAAGTCCTTTTGAAAAGTATGAAATTCAAAACAATGTATTTCTCAAAGACACCCCTGGCAGTGTTGACGGTTTATCGAAAATAGAAGAACAGTATCTTTGCAAAAGAGGGGACAAATAGTGAAGGTATTTGTTGCTGGCGGCGCCGGATATATCGGAACCAGATTGTCTAATGATCTTTGCGCATCCGGTCACGATGTCACTGTGCTGGATAGGTTTTGGTTTGGAAATCACCTAGACCATAGAATAAAACAAATCTGCACTGGCGTGCTTAAGATCAAAGATGATGCTTTAATTGGCTATGATGCTGTAGTTTTTCTAGCTGGTCTATCGAATGATCCAATGGCAGATTTTGATCCTGCCGGCAATTTTATTGAAAACGGCGCGGCTCCTGCATATTTGGCATATGTTGCCAAAAAATGCGGCGTTCCAAGATATGTTTACGCAAGTTCTTGCAGCGTATATGGATTTACCGATAATGAAGAAATGGATGAAAATTCAGAACCCAGCCCACAATATCCATATGGCATTGCAAAACTTCAAGCAGAAAAAGCTATTATGATGCTTGAGGACGAGAGCTTCAGGCCCATATCGATAAGAAAGGGAACTGTAGGTGGTTGGTCGCCAAGAATGAGGTATGATCTTGTAGTAAATACAATGACAAAATACGCTCTTACAGAGGGTAGGATTACTGTTAATAATCCAACCTTGTGGCGGCCACTAGTTGATATCCGCGATGTTGTACAGGCATATAAATTGTCGATAGAGGCCGATCTAAATACAGCTGGAATATTCAACATTTCTTATGAAAACTATACCATCAAGAGAATCGCCACCGAGATAAAGGACGCTTTGTTGCAATTTGGACACTCGACAGATATATTGATCAACAACGTTGCAGATATTAGAAACTATAAAGCGACAAACCAGAGAGCAAAAGATCTCTTGGGCTTTGATCCAAAGTACACCGTAGCAGACTCTGTGGCTGAAATAATGAATAATATTACTAAAGTACATGGGTCATATGATTTCTCTGATGATTCTTACTATAACATAGCAACATATAAAAAGTTTTTTAGCTTGGAGCAGGACAATGACCATTCAAGAATACTATGAACATTATTTGACACTACATCAGAATAAGTGGTGTAGGCGCCTACATGCGTTGGGTCAAATTGCAACCGTTGGGTATGTTATTGCAATTGTATCTGCACAACTATGGTGGCTGTTATTGGCCGCACCATTTGTAGTTTATCCATTTGCTTGGAGTGGTCACTTCTTTTTTGAAAAAAATAAGCCCGCCGCATGGTTTAATCCAGTTAAAGCAAAGATTTGCGACTGGATCATGTGTCGCGACATGATTATGGGAAGATTGAATAATGATTAATTTAATGCATGTTAACGATTATATTATTGACACAAGACAATTTCGACCCTTGTTGAATGATAAAATAGTTGAACAGTTGGAACAAAGAGTCGCCGAGTTTGTTGGAGCGAAATACGCCTGCTCCCTACACAGCGCAACGTTTGCTATTTTCTTGTGCTTAAACGAATTAGAAAAGCAAACAATCACAGTTCCAAGCATCATACCCCCGGTTGTTCCAAATGCGATCCTAACTTCTGGTCAAGATTTAAATTTTAACGATAATATTGCCTGGGTGGGTCATTCATATATCCTGCATGATTTTGGAGATTATAAAATTATCGACTCCGCACAGCAGCTATCTAAGAATCAATTTGCCGATCAAGCAAATGATGAAGACCTGATGATCTTTAGCTTTTATCCAACGAAGCCAGTTGGAAGCAGTGATGGCGGAATGATTGTTTCAAACGACAGGGATAAGATCAATAGATTCAAAATGATGTCTCGCTATGGAACATCATTTGAGAATAACAGCTGGGAGCGCAAGATAGCCGTCCCTGGTTGGAAACTATATATGAATTCTATCCAGGCATATATTGCGAATGAAAATATGAACCTGTTGGAAGAGAAGACAGAAAAGTATTCTGAAATTTGTCAACAATATAACCATGCATTCGGATTAGAAAATACAAGCAAACACCTGTACAGGATCAACGTCACCAGCAATGATCAGTTTGTACACGATATGAAAGAGAGGGGAATTCAATGCGGCGTACATTATCGTGCCGCACACATGATGGATTGTTACGGGCTTAAGCAACTTAGTCTGCCTAGTTCTGAGTATGAATCTAGCAGCACTGTTAGCATCCCATATCATGAAAAATTAACAAAAGAACAGATTGAGTATATTATTAAGGAGGTTAAACCACATGTTATCTCATCACATTGAAGAAAGAGGAACGCTTAGCTATATGGAGCTAAGCGATTTAGGCTTTGAGCCAAAGAGGATGTACTATATCACAGGAGTGCCACAAGGAGAGGTTCGTGGCAATCACGGACACAGGACAGACTTACAGTACCTAATTTGCGTAAAAGGGCAAATCCGCGTCACATTAACTTCGAAGAATGAAGTGGAAACGACAATGCTAGATGCCGGCGATATGGTATTTATGGACAAGATGGTTTGGGGCGAGCAAGAATACATGACAGGTGAAGACATCCTGCTTGTATTGTGCTCTACTAGCTATGACAAGAGCGACTACATTACAGATATAAATGAGATTTTAGAGGCATAAAATGATAATTTACGTTGATGTCGATGAGACAATTTGTATAACGCCGGATGATAGAAATTACGCCATGGCCGATCCAATACTAGAAAACATTGAAAAGATCAACGCATTGTATGAGGCCGACCACACGATCATTTATTGGACAGCTCGTGGTTCCGGTAGCGGGATTGATTGGCGAGAAATTACTGAAGATCAGTTTGCACTTTGGGGGGTTAAACACCATGAGTTAAAATTTGGAAAACCAGTGTATGATCTTTTTATTGACGACAAGAATTACAACACCGACATCTTTTTTAAAGCATCGACAGAGCAATTGGTTGAGGCGCTTGAAGAAGAATGATAATTACTGATAATCATATCTTTGTTCATGTTCCAAAAACTGGTGGAAAATCAGTTACGGAATTTATTGATCAGAACAAGGCGTGTTTATCATCGCGACAAGGCAACTACATTATAAAAATCAGAGAGCCGGAAGAGGGCACCCCTGATAAGCCTTTTGTACCGTTGAGTGCATTGGACTATTGCTCTCATATACCGATCCGCTGGGTCAATAGATATGACATGGAGCACAGTTTTAAGGTAAAATTCTGCACAATCAGAAATCCATGGGACTGGTACATTTCATATTATTTTTATTCAAAAGTTTATGAAAGAGAATATTGGCAACAAATTTTGGATAAAGAGTCAGTAGGCAACTTTAACCAATGGGTTCAAAAGATGTTGAATCACGAATATCTCAATGTTGAGTATAACGATTGGGAGTGCGAAAATTATCCTTTATTGCGAAGATTTCGACATATGGAAAAATTTGACATCGGACTTTGTACACAAATGTTTTTAGACTACTGTCTTGTTTTGGATTTGGGCGACATTGAAAAAGAACAATTTAATGCAGATTTGATCGAATCTAGGCTAGGCATCAACAAAGTGTGTAAGCTAGAGACACTAGAAAACGATCTATTACGCATATTTAAAGAAAGTAAAATACAGTTGCGAAATGAGAGTATTCCACACATACAAAACAAAAAGCGACCGTATCCTTTTAATTTTTTAAAATCTCGTTATGATTTTTACGAGGAAGAAACAAAAAATCTAATTTATGAAAAAGACAAATTGTTTGTCGAAAAATATGGATATCAATTTTAAAGGAGTAAGAGATGACATCTATGACATTATCAAATCAAGCACTTGGAGCCATCATGATGGCACTTCAAAAGTCACTAATGGAGCAGTCGGATATCGTCCCGGTTTTACAAGGGTTCGAATTCGTTGACACGACTGAGGGCTTAACGGTGCAAAATCCACCGGCATTTCAGGTGAAGAATGCTGAATTTAATAAGCAGAAAGAAGAAGGTACCCTTACGTCCGACGAGGAGTAAAGATGCCGAAATATATTTATCGTTGTAATGAGTGTGAAGATCAATTTGAAATCTATCATTCAATGAGCGATAAGTTGAGAGATTGTGACTCTTGCGAAATAACGGGATCGTTAATACGTGTGCCTTCTTTTACTACCAAAGTGACTAGAAGCGCCAATGACAATGTAAAAGTTGGACACGTTGTGACATCTCACATTGAAGACGCAAGACAGCAGTTAAAAAAAGAAAAAGAGAAATTAACAAAAATTACTTATAAACCAAAAAAATGAATACAATTTTAACACTTTCAATAATGCTGACGATATCGATTGCAATAAACATATTGCTTTTTGTCTACCTCAGAAATGTCTTATCTAAGTTGTTATTCGTATCTGAAAATTTAGGAGATTTAGAGCAAATGCTTGTAAACTTCAACAATCATTTAGCAGCTGTTTATGAGCTTGAAACTTTTTATGGCGACGATACATTGCATCATTTGCTAGAGCATGTTGGCGATTTATCCGAACAGTTGCAAGAATTTGAAGATATTTTCTCTTTAACAAATGAGGAGAATATAGAAGTTGAGCAAGACACAGCAGAGCAGCCCGCCGAAAAGACGCCGGCGTAGAAGAACAAAAAGACATTATTTCACACAGGTGCATGAAGATGCAATTATAAGATATAACAACACCTCCTGCAATATAGAGAGAGGAGAGTTGTATGTGCAGTTTATTCAACCGGCTTTTGATGAGATGGTCGACAAAATCGTCTTTACCTATAAGTTCACAAACCTTCCAAATTGCGATGAGTTGAGGGAGGAATGTAAAATATGGTTAACGACAATCTTAGAAAAATATGATCCATCAAAGGGCTCCAAGGCCTTTTCTTATTTCAGTGTTATTACAAAAAATTGGTTTATTCACAAGGTCAAAAAGAATCAGAAACGTATTAAAAGAGAAGTAGATATTGGTGAAATATCCAAAGACATGGAAATAAAGCACCTTGCGGCATATAACGATTATCACGAACAACGTGAGGACAGGGAATTTTGGGAGCATCTCTGGGAAGAAATAGGCACGTGGTCGACAGATAACATGAAAGAGAACGAGAAGAGGGTCTTAGAGGCAATAAAGATACTTCTTTCCAATCCAGATGACATAGAAATTTTTAATAAAAAAGCTATTTATTTGTACATTAGAGAGATTACTGGCTTAAATACGAAACAAGTTGTCAACAATTTGAATAAATTGAGACAAAAATATTTTGCTTTTAAATCGGATTGGAATGAGGGAAATTTATGAAAAAAGACCTTGAAACTTTAATTGAAGAGGCACTAGAAAACATAAGAGACGATAGGGAGATAGCTAAAGAGCTTTTAAATGATACGGCAAATCTGATAGCAAACAAGCCTGATGATAGTCGCTATTTAGGTCCAGTTGCCGCAAAGCACGTCGAGACCTTGCAAAGATCAAATGAGCAGCTTGTCAAACTTATTGGCATCCGACAAAAGGAAACAACAAAATCTGTTGAGCTGACAGAGGAAGACAAGTCAGAAATATTTAATATATTAAACTCAGGAGAAATAACGCCAAATGACAATTAATCCCTACACATTTATATCCCCCGATGGTTCCGATCGGGTCGCCACATCGATGAACATGTCGAACATGTCAGAGTTTATGCATGCGCTAAATACAATGACAGTTCAATACGCCCTAGGAGATGTTGATCAGTTCGCCGGTACTAATTCTTTTCCAGCTATTGTTTTGACGGAGCCGCTAGTACTTGATGTTACAAACCCTGATAATTCGTCTAGCGAGCCAATGGAGACTATCGTTAGCGCTTTGGGCGATAACGCCGGCGTTTCATTTGGCACTTTGACGAATCGTGGCATAACTCAGACTACTCTATTTAAAGCAAGAGTTATCGGATACCCAGGGCGCCCAGGCCCAGACGACTGTTTGCCGCTCCCAGATAATATGAATATTGAAGATCCGGTAACTAGATCTAGATTAAGGCAACACAAGACATTTTATTGGTGGAAAAGTCCGGAAGAAGAAATGCCAACGTTGGCAATTGGCGATGTGGTAATGGTGACTTTTGAAAACAGAGAGACTTTTGACAATGGATACGCGACCCATATAATCGAAAGGACTGAGACTCCCGGAGCTATCTCTGGAGATCCAAATAGCTTGTCGGCTGATTCAATGTCCCTCTTCGATATGCAGAGTTTATTTTCTAACGGTTCTGCTAGAGAAATATTGGCAGCCGGCGAATCCGGTCCCACTGCGTTGGAAGCTTCAGCTGAATCACTTGCAGCCGTTCAATCTGTTGTTGATGAGCTGTGTAGGTGGACTGGCCCGTATCCGCTAACGGATGGTTCCGGCGCCGAAATAACTGGAGTTTATATTCAAGGCGTATTGGTCAAAGAGAGCGAAGCCGGCGCAACAGTATTGTTGCTTCGAGGTATGCAAAGAGACGGATTAGAGCCACCCAGATTTAATAGTGGCTGGAGACCGGCATATGCGAGCGCCGTCCGCGGTGGAGCCGCGCCGGCCGGCCAAATAACCGCCGGCGACATGGAGGGCAACACAATAGGAGAGACGACCCCGGCAAACTGTAAAGACTGGGACGGCCGCTCCCCATCCAGAGCCAACCCTGGAATGAAGTCGCAAGAATTACTGATGTGGAGAAACTGTAATCCGTCCCGAGGCCGCCGCGGCCAAGAGGGATATCCCAGCTATTTTGACGGAACAGCTGGTGATAGAGCCGGCACCACTGGAGCAAATGCCTGTTCTCCATTGACTGGTCGACCCAGTGCCACAGCGCCACACGGCACGGGAAGAGCAATGGATATTAACGTTGGTAGCCGCGGCGGATTAGATGACATTGGTGATGCATACATGTGGCTGATAAATAATGCATGGAAATATGGATTTATTAGAACGGTGAGGTCAGAAAGGTGGCACTGGGAGTATCGCCCGGGCACCAGTATGTTTAGATTTGTTGCAAATGATCATGAAACTTGGAATTCGTATTTTACGACGGCCGGCCGCGTACCCATTAGCGTTCCGCCAACTTCACCGGTTCAGACTGAAGAAGATGTAATTGCTTCTACTGGAGATTTGTAATGTCAGACGATAAAAGTTGCGTAAATGTAGAGAACATTTCAGATGTTGCGTCCGATATGTTGTCCGGCATCAATAGGAGGACAAAAGATCATTATGGCCGCGGTATTTGGAACGATGTGAGTGTCCAAGCCAGCCCAAAATTTAATGCCGCTCCAAGCGAGAAAGTTATCTCTAATGGCAATGCCTGGATAGTTGTTGGCGGGCAAGATCGCTTGGGCCCATTGGAGGGCCCTGGTGGCCTAGGTGCCCGGGGCCACACCCACACTGACAAGATTGACTTGGTTGTTGGCAGACAATCCGCAGACCCAGATTACAACACCGCAACAAATCCGAGTCCTTTTAGTGACGCAGCTAGAATTTATATTTCACAAAGAACATATTGTGACAAAACTTTCGCAATCGATCACAACGATGCAAATGCAGTCCATGAGGGCAATGAAAATAGATCTGCGGTTGTAGCAAAGGCAGATGGAGTGCGCATCATAGGCAGGGAAAGCATTAAAATTGTAACTGGAAAAGGAAAAGATGTGAAAGGCGGCCGCCATGGCGAAAGAAATTCCCAGGGCGGTAAAATTACACATATCGGCAAAATTGATCTAATTGCCGGAAACAATCTAGATGATGACGAATTCAATAGGGTCAAGACTCTACAACCCATGGTCCGCGGAAACAATTTGGTCGATGCAATACAAGATCTAACAGAGATCATAGAGAGTATACAATCGGCTACTTTAAATTTCATTAGAAAACAAAATCGCATCAATATGTGTCTGGCATCACACACTCACATCGCATCCGGCCCGGGCATGCCTACGGGCCCATCTGTTCGGTTGGCCACGAATGTAACTGTGAACAGCCCCACCATATTGATATCAAAAGCGACTTTGCAATTTGTAAAATACGGCCTGCTTAACTATCGTTTAAAGTTCATACAGAATCCCGCTGCCCCAAGATATATATGCAGCAGAGGATGCAGGCTTACATAGGAGCTATTAGATGGCAGAATCTATATTTAGACAATTCCAAGACGCCGACAGCGATGGCAAGCATGATGTTTGCGCAGATGTTTCAGTTCCTGCTGTAGAGCCAGAACCATGTCCATCATGTGTGCCGAATGCAGAAGCCGTTGTGCCAAACTGGATCGAGCAAACAGAGCCGTTTCTTAATCAAAAGACGTGTCAATATTCTGTCACGATAGATACCGATTATGATGGAACAGGTGGTGATGAGTTAGAGTCTCGTATGGCCGATGAGGACTATACATACATTGATCAGGCGATCGAAAGACTTTTAAGATTTTATGGTAAATTAGAATCTAGAGAAGATGATTTTGTAGACGAAGATGGCAACCTCACTGGTGAACTGGGCACGGTCGACGCTTTGCGATTGGTTGCTAAAGTAACTGATTATCATTTAGGTGGCGACTCCATAATACCAAGAACGGGCGCCAAAATGAAGTTTCTGGTAACAATACCAGCATTCAATTTTGATGCTATACCGGCGTCTCAAGACACCGACGCCGAGGATTCTGGCCCCGAAATCGGCGGGGACTCCGCTTTTATCGACAGCATAGAAATGGACGTGCACGAGATAAAGGGATACTCCAGAAAAGTTAGGGCACTGCTTAGAAGGTATACTTCGTATCATAAAATTTTTCACCAACTTGAGGCTGGAAAATTGGTCTTTGAAAATGGGAAACCATGGAATGGCCGCGATTATGCAGAAAGACTAAAAGATGCGATCGGTGAATTGTTTGATTTTATTAAAAACAAGGATTATAAGCCATCAAAGGGTCCTGGCTTCGATCGAGCAGGTTCTGGTCGAAGGTATGCGAATAAGGTCACGCTTGGATTTGGACAAGATGACAATGGCGGCATGAAGTTGACATACGTCACAATTACACAAACTGGATGCGAAGACGCAGCCACCACTTTTTCTTGCGATAGAGAAAAGCTCACAGGATTGTTAGCGGCTCAAGACAGCGCTTGGACTGATCCGGTGATTGTGGGCTACGCTTCCCAACTACAAGATATGGCTGAGATGGCCTCCGCTAGAGAGCCGATGCCATGGAAAGATTATGTAATTAAATATACCAATCCTTCGCTTTCTGTTTCTTATATGAACAATGCTGATAAGTTCACTTCCTGCGCCGCAGGAGATTTAAATTCTGGCATAAGAGATGGTGTTGAAGACTTCTTAAGTGGCATAATCGACTTTTCTGATATTATTGCGTACAAATTTGCAATAGGGGGATGTATAGAACTCGGAAATGACGGGCCCACCGGAGCCCTAACCCCCGCAGAAGAGAGAAGACTTAAAGATAGAATATTTGATGAAGAGTCTAGGAGAAGTTACGCAAATAGCATGGATGCGTGTAAAGATTTGCCAGCACTCCTATCAAGCCTGATCGCAAAAGAAGGTCCAGTAATTGAGAACTTTTGGGCTGATATAGCCGACACACTAAGGCAGTGCGGCATGTACGCAGTTATGTTTGAGGCCATGTCTTGCTTATTGGGTGGTTTGTCGTTAGACGTTGCTTTGAATAAGATGTTGACAGCCGCATTTAGAAACATGTCGATGAAACATATGGAGGCGATGTGGTTGGGTCTGCCGCATGAAAGGAAGGGCCAGATCAATGAAGAGCTTATAAGAATTTATGGCTCTCAAGACAAGCCATGGTTTGATCAATACGATGCAAGTATTAGCACCACCAACCCTGTTATGATGAGATCCACACTGGGCGCAAGGGTTAGCGAATCAAATGAGATGATTCTTGATGCATATATTGAAGCGGTATTTGGTGTGTATACTGATGTTGATAGTTTGATGGAATTGTTGGCAGAGCTTGATAAGTTCCCCGGCCAAGAAATTATCGCTAGGGTTCTTTCTGTAATGGATTGCCCAATGCCCCCGATATTTTCTCCACCACTTGGAGACTTTTTAAAAGATTTAGATTTGCCGTTTTGTAGAAATACGGATCCAATAGTTATACCAGAATTTGTATTTGCAAACCCGTTTACAAACTTTTCTTTACGATTTGATTTATTAAAATTAGCTTTTGATCTCGCGTTGGATCAGTTGCTTGATTTAATCGCAAGATTAATTATAGAACTAATAAACAAGATTTTGTCTGCCCTATGTTCATTTTTATGTGCTGCAGTTGATTTAACAAATTTGGCTTCCTTGGCCTCAGAAAGCACAACCATGATACAGGATATGGTCAGCAGCGCCTTTTGTACCGAAGAGCCCACTAACGAGGATGTTACCGCAACGTTAGAAGAATTGTTCGGAAACTTTTCAGATGCATCTACCGATCAATTGCAGGCAATGTCCAATGAAACTACAGTTTCGGACCTTACAACTGGGATGTCTAGCGTGCTAACACCCGATGAGTTGAATGATTTAATCACAGGCCAAGCTGGTACAAATACTTTAAACTTGTTATATAATTTAATCAAAACACAGTATCCAGAATTTTTAGGAGCTTTTAGAAGCCCAACTAGTATTGGCGATATGTTTAGAGGCATAGGAGACTTATTGCCGGCCGATTTGAAACGGGACATGCAAAACAGGTTAGACAATCGAGAAAATTTGGATGAAACTAAGCCATGTTTTTCAATATGTCCTACGCCGAGTCAGCTAGATGATTTCCAGGCATTAAGGTGCGCCTTGTTGTCCGGACTCGATGGTACAACAGAGGATCAGTGCGATGAGCAGTTTCAAAAGCTAAAAGATAGAACGGCCGATGACCTGGGTAAGTTATCTGATATCGCGCAAAAGGGAATAGGCCAACATATAGCCGATGGCTTGCCAGATATTGGCACTGGTTGTGACGCGATTGCATCGATTAATTCCGATGAGATGTTGAGTATGTCATCGGAAGCTAACGCGGATGTTTCAAACTTTTTACAAGAAATACTCATTCACGATTTGATTGGAAGAAAAGGGTTCTTATCTTATATTTTGTCTGACACCATGGGTGTTCCCTACACAAGACACTTGTCGCGCACAAGAGTGAGGCTTTTTTATTACAACTCCGTAGATGAGGTTCCGACCTGGGCGCAGAGCGGCACCTTCACAGATGTGTCTAAAGGGTTTCTCCCATCCACAGTCGCAGTTTGGCTACAAGACAGTTTACAGAGTTCAGATTTTATATACAGCGCCACAAATTCGTCTGCTGGCAGCATAGACCTTGAACAAATGATACAACTGCGATCGGATGCCGGCACGGCCGACGAAACAACATTTGAAGGCTTTCCGCAAGATGCCGATGAGTTCAAAGAGTTATATGATCTCACATCAGATGATTATTCTATACCGCTTGGAACGGTAGCAGATATTACTTTGTCGTTTAGGGACAATGGTAACGGTTCTGGCGAGTTTCAATATGGATTTGATATAGAATATTCAGAAAATTTTTCAGTTGATGAGCCATTTGCCGCAGCAACGCCAATTGTCAGAATATATGAAATAGTGGGAGATCAAGAGTTGGTCACTGCTATTTTTAAAATGCCAAAATCTATTGATACCGTAACTTCTGAAGCGTTGTCTGAATATTCTATACCGATATATGGCGCCAATGGGGCTACTCCGCAAAAGACTGTGCTTGCCGAGATAATGAGGGCCGCTTGGTCTGATGTTGGTATTGATTTTGAATACACGGCCACCACCTATGGCGGCGATGCCATGGGCTCTAGAGACCCAGATTACAACACCATCAATCAGCGTTTTGTGAATCATTTTAAAAATTCGATAGCTGGCAATGATGATGCTTTTAGCTATGGATATCAGACAGAAGATATAACGCCAGAAGATCTAGAATATTTAGATCCAGATGGCAACCCATATTCATCTAAAAATTATCCGGAATCTTTTGGAATTCTCGGACAAAGCAGGATGCAGTTTGAGGATCCGGCAACCAATCGCGTGCACTATCTAGATCCAGCAAAATATGGAGGATCATATTCAAATCCGCCTTTATATATTAGCCCCATCAAAAAAGCCGGCTGGCTAGGGCTCCTAGAGACTATGGTGCCAGAATTGGATGGTTGCGATCCCTTGGACGGCAGCGACCCAAGACCTCTAGATCTTCTGGGCTTAAGCGGGATCAACGAGAGGGTAGATGAGGTATTGCAAAACCTACCGCTTGATGAAAGGCTTAATGCTAATCCGGATTGTGTTGTAGAAGTTCCATATGCAAGAATATTTGATCGTGATACCAAAGCCAGAATAGAGGGCGATGTCATGACAATTATTAGGACATATATTTTAGAAGAATATATAAAAGGCGTTGCAACATTCAACACTTATCAACTTTCATTCCCAGAAGTATTTGACAATTCTTATATAGATTACATTGTATCTCTTATAGAAAGCGATATGAAAGAGAATTCTCGTAGACTTGGATTGTATAAAGATGAAGTTTATTTTTATGCATTTTTAGAGCAATGTGTGGAAATAGTCGATCGAATGATTAAAAATGGCGAGGTGCCAGAAACAACAGATGTTACATCTGCGCTCGCGGAACTGAACGAACTCCAAATATCGTATCAATTTCCATACGAACTTGAATATGAGCAAGCAATAGGTAGCGAGCTATTCAATCACAAAATTAAATGGACCCCTTTGAAAAAGAGGGGTATGAAGAGGTATCGCAGATTAAAGGCGCTTACGGCAGTTAAAAGCTCAGAAACATCAGCAAAAATATTAATGAGAAAATTAGTAGAAAGAGAGATAGAATCTTTCGCCGAAGGCATGTATAGTATATTAAATTTTGATGGAAACGATTTGGGTCCACAAATAACAAACATACACAAACACTTTTTAGGATCCAGCGGCTTATGTCTAGGAAGCACGCTTCAGGTTGATTTAAAGGTTGCAACAGAAATTGGAGATGTCACTAACGTTGTATCAACGATCGATCAATATGCAGATTCAGGCACTATATTTGGATACGACGAATCAACTCTCCTGACAGAAATTGCATACATCGCAACCGCGACTGCGGCCGGCACGACAGCAGATGTATCTAGAGCGGCCGCTCTCTACCCAGCCGGCACTAGGCTTTATGAGGCCTTGTCCGGACAGGGCACTTTTGTATTAGAAAAGTATATATACGTTGATGATCCAAAACAAGATTTGGGAATTGCCGACGACGATTACTCTCTCAAGGGTGTTGTGAATCCGGATACGTTTAAAGCGTTTCTGGATAAGCTTTTAGATGAGGGTTTTGATATGAACGCCAACTTGATATCTGATTATTTTGGCGACTTGAACTTCGGCGAAGGCAGTCTGACCCCGCTTTATTCCGGAGAGACTACTGAAATTGCTGGCCACGTTCATGAATATTCGATTGATGAAAATGGAAACGGTATCGCATATTCCGCCGCTCCAGATGATGATGCATCCGCTTCCCATGATCATCAAATTGAAAACTTCACTGTAGTAAGCGCTTACTCGCCAGCAGCACATGAAATGCACGGTCACGATATTCAGTATGAAATATCAGCTGATCCATCTGATACGTTAGCTGGCACAATTGGTTTGCGACAAGGAATTAGAATTTGCTATATTCCTTCAACTGAATTTATAGAAAACAATTTAGCTGATCAGGATTTTAGCGATGCAACGTTTGTGGAACAAGCGAAACTTTTAAAGGCTTATCAATTTGCTGACCCGTCTTCGGCACTTGAAGGGTCTTTGACCACTATTTCAACAGCTTACCCAGGTGTCACACTTTCGTTTGATCCGATCAAGCGGATGTTCCCCTTGGTGTCTTATGAAATTGATATACTAGATCAAACGTTTGCAGAATTATGGAATAGCTTTAATGGAAATACTGTGTTCGACTTGCCATGTTTGGTCGAAAACTTGACCAAAGATGGCAAATATAAATTAATCTTTCAGCATGCTGTCCCAATCTCCACGGCGTTATCATTATTTGCCATTTACAACACAAAGGCTTTTTTGCCATCATTGGGCCAAGTCACAGACGACACAAACGGTCCAGCATCTGGGCCAAAAGAAGGCGAGGGCGAATGGGAAACACACGATGAACGCAGTCGGATGGGCTTTATTCAAAGTCCGTTTGACAGATGGGATCAGGCTGGGTTTGAAAACCTAAGAAAGTGCTTAAGATCCATGTTTCTATCAAACTATAATTCTGACGATTCAACTTATGAAGATGAGAATGAGGCTCGCGAAGGTTTAAACCTGAGAAACAAGATTAATCTAACTAATTATAGTGTAGAGCTTCCATTTTTCAAAAGAAGAAAGCTGATCAGCAGACCATTCGACAAAGATGGAAACGAATGCTAGAGCGGGAAAAACACAGCAATGCCAGGACTATCTCCAAAATTACCGTTAATTAAAAATGCTGCTGATGGATATGCGTCAAATAAAACAATTCGATCTTTAGCTAGACAAAACTTAAAAATGTTAATTTTGACAGCGCCTGGAGAAAGGGTGATGACCCCGGCCTTCGGAGTTGGTATTAGAAACTTTTTATTCGAAAATATTTCAGCTTCTACTTTTTCTAGAATTGAGGCAAGGATCAAGTCTCAGGTTTCAATTTATCTTCCATATATTAGTATTTTGCAAATTAATATAACTCCCGGAGCCAACGAGACGGAATTCTTGGCCAACAATCAATTTGATTCAAACTCGATCTCTATACAAATAAGGTATATAATTACAACAATTAAAGCTGGAGATACATTAACGATGTCAATTTAGGCAAAAACATTTGTTAATGTGCTCTAATTAATTAAAAGGAATTATAATATGTCGGATTATAAAAAAAGATTACCAACAATCAAATACACCAGTAGAGACTTTCAATCGATTAGAGCAGATCTAATCAATCATGCAAGACGATATTATCCGGACACTTTTAAAGATTTCAGCGAAGCCTCGTTTGGGGCTTTAATGGTGGATTCGGTCGCCTATGTTGGCGATATCTTGTCCTTCTATTTAGATTATCAGGTTAATGAATCGTTTTTAGACACTTCCATAGAATATAACAATATCCTAAGACACGGAAGAGCATTAGGTTACAAATTCAGCGGTAGAGGCACTGCGACTGGCGAAGTGACTTTGTTCATTATAGTACCGGCCAACGATGCCGGAATGGGTTACGATAGTGATTATATTCCTGTCTTGAGAGCCGGCTCCGCTTTTTCATCAAATCAGGGCACGAGATTTACCCTGACAGATGATGTTAGATTTGACCAAGTAGACAATCAGGTTGTTGTTGCGCGTGTAAATGAGAGTACTGGTGTACCAACGCATTATGCAATTAAATCAAAAGGTACTGTCGTCTCCGGAAGGCTGTCGTCAAAGAGGTTTACAATTGGCCAGTTCCAAAGATTTAGAAAAATTAAAATTGGCGGTCCAAATGTTTCCGAAATTGTTAACGTTATTGACCAAGAGGGCAACGTCTATTACGAGGTCGACTATTTATCTCAAGACACTGTTTTTAAAGAGATCGTCAACAAAACAGTGACAAATGATAGCGTACCATCGATCATGAAGCCGATCACGGTACCAAGAAGATTCACAGTTATCAAAACAAGGGCGTCCACAACGCTGCAGTTTGGATATGGTTCGAATTCAGAATTGGGCCAATCGTCAATTGTTAATCCCAAGAACATAACAATGGATTTATTTGGAAGAGATTACTTTACTGATAGAAGTTTTGATCCATCAAAATTAATTTCATCTGATAAATTTGGAATCGGACCTAGTGACACGGTTTTGACAGTCGTGTATAGGGAAAACGCAGAAACAAGTCCAAATACATTTGTCAACGGTGTTAACACCATAGTAAGTAAAAAATTCATGTTTGAATCTGAGAACCAATTATTTCCCGCAAAGAAGCGATCAGTCATTAACTCTTTAGAGGTTATTAATGAAAAGCCCATCGTCGGCGATGTTTCTTTGCCAACGGTTGATGAAGTTAGGCATAGAATCCGCGATGTATATGCGGCACAAAACAGAGCAGTAACAAAAAATGATTATGAAGCATTGGCAATGTTGATGCCGCAAAAGTTCGGTTTAATCAAAAGAGTTAACGTAATAAGAGATCCGGATTCTACAAAAAGAAATTTAAATATGTATATCTTGTCCGAAAATACTAACGGCTATTTTACAAAAGCCAACACAACGTTAAAAAGAAATTTAAAAATGTGGCTAGGATCTCACAAGATGATGAGCGATACTGTTGATATTTTAGATGCCAAGGTCGTAAATATTGGAATTGAATATTCCATTGTTGTAAAACCCGGCGCAGATAAAGTTAGAGCTATAACTTTAGCAAATAGTATATTGGTTCATAGATATCGAGAGAAGTTCTATATAGGTGAGCCCTTCTATATCTCTGAAATTTATTCATTAATTAATAAAATTCCTGACATTATCGATGTTAAAAATGTCAGCGTGGTGCAAAGAAGGAGACCACCATACTCAGACATTAGATTTGACATTCGCCAAAATACATCTCCGGATGGAAATTATATCGTTGTTCCAAAAAATGTCGTATTAGAAATTAAATTTCCCAATTCAGATATTAAAGGAACCGTTGTGTAATGGCTGTAAAAAGATATTTTGCTAGTAAAGATAGCACGATAACAAATGCCCTTATGGATGATTTAACCACGCGTGCCACTGGCTCCAATATGGGCGCAGCTGATGTTTTAGAGGTTTTTTCGATCGTTGGCCAAGCCAGCATGACCGATAAGGGTCAGACCACTGGCTCTGTTGAGCTTTCTAGAATCTTGGTACAATTTCCGATCGAAGACATTACGGCAGATAGAACAGCAACCTCTATTCCTGCTAGTGGTAGCGTTAGTTTTTATTTGCGAATGTTTAACGCTCGCCACTCCCAAACGACCCCAAGAGACCTCGCTTTAGAGATTTTGCCCTTAAATCAGAGTTGGCAAGAGGGTACAGGCTTGGATATGGATACATATATGGACCTTGTTCATGGCAATCCCGGTGTAACATGGGCTAGTGCATCCAATAGCGAAGCTTGGACTGTTCCTGGGGGCGATTTCTATACTGCATCTTGGGGAGATGGGCCCACTGGGTCATCGGGCCATATCGCTGAATTTAAAGTTGGGAACGAGGATTTGGAGGTTGATGTAACTGAGCTTGTCGAAGAATGGATCCAAGGAGGCGAAATAAGTAATTACGGCGCGTTAATTAAATTAATCGGGTCTCAAGAGGGATATTTTTCAAGCTCTGCAGCAACACAAGACAATGACGGAAGTACTACAACGGTAACTCCCGATTTTGTAGATTCTGTTCCCATTAATTTATCTGGCGCCACGACATCGTATTATACTAAGAAGTTTTTTGGAAGAGGTTCGGAATTTTATTTTAAAAGACCGCATCTTGAAGCCAGATGGGATTCTTCAATAAGAGATGATAGAGGAAATTTCTATTTTAGCAGTTCTTTGGCGACTGGTGAAGATAACATGAATACCTTGTATTTGTATAATTTTGTCAGAGGCCGTCTCAGAAATATTCCTGCAGTCGAAGATAGTAATATATATGTAAGCTTATTTTTGGCCTCCGCGTCAAGTAACGAGCCATCTGGAAGCCCGATTCAACAAAGCACGATAGAGGATGAGGATATATGTACAGGATTATCGCCGGCAACTGGCGGGTGGGTTTCAACTGGTATTTATTCTTGTTCTGTTTGCGTCACTGCCGGCGCCACTGCTGATACAAAATTATTAGATGTTTGGCACAATGGTGAATTTAATGAGACTTATTTTACCGGCACAATTTATCCAAAATCTCTAGAAAACTACAGCTATAATCATAATCCCACATATGTAACATCGATTACAAATTTGAGACCATCTTATTCGACCCGCGAAACTGCTCGCTTCAGAGTGTATATCCGCGAAAAAGATTGGTCTCCAACTATTTATTCAAAGGCGAGCAAGGAAGTTGAAACTACGACAGTTGAAAGTGGTTCATACAGAATTTTTAGGATCGCCGATGATTTGGAAGTAATAGCACACAACACAGGGAGCGATTTGGCAACATTGTTATCATATGACGTTACTGGAAACTATTTTGATTTAGAAATGTCATTACTGCAACAGGACTATGCATACGGAATAGGTCTGGCATATTACGATGCTTCAATAGATGACTGGGTTGAGCAGAAGGAAACATTCAAATTTAGGGTAGATTGATATGAGCATAAAAAATCTTTTTGATAGAAGTTCGTCAAAAACGTTACCCTCGTCTTCTTTGCAAGAGCTTGGTTACAAAGTCGAATCAGAAAGAAATCTTGTAGCGAAATTAGACGACCAACAGCGGTTTATTCCTCAAGTAGATTTTGATGATCCTGCTAATTTCGCTCGTTATGCGTCGGCTGAAAAATACTATGTTGATGCGATTGAGAGAATATACAAAGACTACCCTTACGATGGATCTGAGGCAGAAATACAAGAGTTCCGTAATCAAGAGAACTTTGTAGATCGCTATATATTTAACACTAGATATCCAAGAACAACCGGCTACGCTATATTTTCAGCGGACGGCTGGGGTAGCCAAGTAGGGGAGTCGAACGGATACGGACTCTCAGATAATGTAGAGTATATTAAAATTGTTGGCGGCCCGAACACTGGATCTGATGAGTTTGCAAACCGGCCAATTCACGAAGCTTTTACTGGGTCAAACATATATGATGAAAATATATATGATTCAGAGAGTGTTTTGGTTGATGGAAGATCTGGAACACGTGAATCAAATTTAAAAACTGATTTAAATGCTGGTGTAACTGTTGAGTTTTGGCTTAAAAAATCAGGATCCCTTGCAGCAGTTTCTGCTGATGGTGCAGACCCTGAAGCTTTAACCGAAAAGGAGGTAATCTTTGACCTTTGGAATGGCGTCACATGTGAAGCTGCAAATGATAGCGACGATACCGATAATGATAATTATGGTCGCTTGCGAATTGAATTAGATGGAGATGTGACTGGATCTAGTCCATTTAAAGTCACAATGTTGTCTGGAGCAGTTCATAGCGTTGCACCGGACTTCGACGGCAACGGCTTTCAAAATTTGCAAATAGGAGATTTTGAAGATTCTGATGATATTGCTCCTTATGGTGGAAAATGGAATCATTATGCTTTTGTATTACAAAATAGCAGCTCTGTTGCCTCAACGGGCGTCACAGTTAAGTTTTATGTAAACGGCGAATTAAACCAAACAAAAACTGCTGGGAAAACATGTGAAGAAATCACTGGTTCCTTGATCGCAAATATCGGCGCCCTACGCACTGCGCCATCAGGATCCACTGGTCCGGACATAGGTTATGGTAAACTTTCCGGATCAATTGATGAATTCCGCTTTTGGAAAGTTGCAAGAACGTCTGAAGAGATTGGAAGAAACTGGTGGCATCAAGTTCGCGGTGGCACAAACACTGACTTAGCAAACACAACACTTGGTGTTTACTACAAGTTTAACGAAGGAATCACAACCACAGCTTCAGTTGATTCGGTCGTATTGGATTACGCGGGAAGATTCGCCAACGGTAAGTGGGTTGGATATGCAGCTTCATCTAGAAATACGGGTTCTGCCTTTAACGATTATTCGGGATCAACGCTTTCGGAGTATAAAGATCCAATCATTTATGGTTTTCATTCAGATGTTGATGCTCTCACTAACGTGTTGAGAACCACAGGCTCTTTGCACGACGTGCAAAATAGTGCGTATTTGTATAATACATTGCCGGCTTGGATCATCGAGGAAGATGAAAAGCTTGGTATGAAAGATTTAAAAAATCTAACTCAAATAATTGGAAGCTATTTAGACACCCTGCATATGCAAATCGAAGCGCTCCCAACTCTTAAGGATATAAACTTCCTTAGCTCAAGCGAGAAGCCTTTGCCGTTTGCCAATCATTTACCAGAATATCTTGGCCTAGAAAGCCCAGAAATTTTTGTTGATGCCGATATTGTTGAAAAAATAATGAATCGCGGTGAAAATCGAGATTTTGAATTATCGTTGAGTGATATTAAAAATACGATTTATCAAAACATTTATAACAATTTGACCTACATTTATAAAACCAAGGGCACAGAAAAGTCATATAGAAATCTATTTCACTGTTTTGGCGTAGGCGATGACATATTAAACATCAACTTGTATGGAAATAATGCCACTTATTTACTTGAAGACAATTTCAAAAATACAGTTGTTACAAAAAAATACATCGATTTTAACCACACTGATCGTTTTAGCTCAACAGTCTACCAATTTACGGACTCAGATAACTCCAACACTGTTGGTTTTATAACTGGCAGTCGGGACGCAACTGATGACACTGATTCTGGCGGCATTGAAGACTACCTTGGAATGACCGTTGAGTGCGAGGTGATATTGCCCAAGAAGCTCAAGAGAGGTGAAGATGGCTATTTTGAAACTCCGTTTATTACAGCCTCTTTGTTTGGAATGCACACGGCAAACCCAGATGATGCTTCTGATCTGAATTGGTATGAAGATAGTAGCTTGTTTGACCCAGCTAACTTTTTTGTTTATGCGATTAGGGATGAGTTGGAATCAGATAATGTAACATTTTATATGTCTTCCTCAATTGCTGGTATACCAAAATTAACCAGTAGTCATTATATTGAGGCATACGACAATCAAAAATGGAATTTTGCTGTAAGAATCAAGCCAGAAAATTATCCAATTGCCAATTCGGTATCGGGAAGCGAACACCAATCACAAGGTGATTATACAATTGAATTCTATGGAAACCATTCTACGCTCGATTACATAGAAGACGAATTTAATCATAAAGAGTTTATTGATCCGAAAACTGCAACAGATCTTTTAAGAAGTTCAAAGCGACTTTATATTGGCGCCCATCTAGACAATTTTAACGGCGATGTTATTGAGAAGACCGATGCAAAAATTTCATCTTTAAGATATTGGTCAACATACTTGCCAACAAAGGTGCTACAATTGCATGCTAGAGATCCTGAAAGCGTTGGAATTGATAATCCATATACAAATGCGATTTTTATGCAAGGCACCGCGTCATTTAGTGGATCTGGTGCCGGTGGGTATTTCACGGAATTCCCACGCTTAGAAACGCTCGCCTTGAATTGGGACTTTGCACAACTAACAGGTTCGGATGCTTCTGGAGAATTTGTTGTGCAAGATGTCTCTTCTGGCTCT